TATTAGTTACTTTCTTAGTTGTCCCTTTATTAGAAACAACCACTGCTCTAGTATTTATTGCCTCTTTTCGTGCAATAACAAAAAAAGCCTCAACTGGGAAGTTATCTACCTCTAAGGTATTTAATATTTCCTCAAATTGAGACTTAGTAATGTGAATACTGGGTTCTCTCATTTTACTCTATTACAAACTAAAACACCATTAATACAACCCTCGTTATTATCTATTGGGCATTTCTTCCCATAAAGGTTTTTAGTGGGAGAACCAAATGATACATAATATGAACCTCTATTGGTACCTACATACCAAGTAACATTTTCGGGTAAGTTTAAAGTATAATCCCTAACTTTACCATCAACCATCTCACATCTGAAAACCATATTCTTCCTTGGTTGAGGTTTTTCAAACCAACTTACAACTGGCATAAAATACCCTAGAATTAAAAGACCTGCCAAAACTATCATGGTCTTAACTACATAATCGATTATCTTCATATCATTAATATTTTAAGTTATATAATATAATAGGTAATCCTTACTCCAAAGAGTTTCGGATTTGAATTCTATGAATAAAGTTATAGAGTGTTTTACGTGACACCTTTAACCTTTTACTAATGTATATCCTACTATTACCTAAACTCAATAACCTATTTAATCTTCTCAATTTTCTATCAGAAATTTTAAAGTTCTCCCAATTAGGATTTTGAATAGTTTTAAATGATTTCCTTCTCTGTTCGAAAATCATTTGTTGTATATTCATACTATGTGTACCCCATTGAAGATTCCTATAATGGTTATTTAAAGGATTATTATCTAAGTGCATTACTTCATTAAACTTAGAAGGATTAGGATTATATACATATACTAAAGCTACCAACCTACTAATACTCAAATTATAACCTCTACCGTCCTTATAAAGTTTTACCTTAACTCTGGCCTTTTTCGAAAGCCTTAGTTTATGCCATTTACCAAACTTATAAGGAGATCTTTCTATCCGTCTTGAATATAATCTTCCATCTCTAGTAATATGGTAACCTATAAAACCTGGTACATTATCTTCCATCATAATGAGTTTTTAAGTTTAATTAATCCCTGATAGGTAGCATATCTAGTTTCATAAACTTTTTTAAGAACGGCTTTCCTACCTAAATCGTTTACATCCCTATTATCCTCAAAAAGAACTAACTTCACTTTCTTGTATTGTATAAGTTTCAATGCCAATTCTATAGCATACTTTTGAGCATCAAAATCTAATAGAATTATATACCGTTGACAAGGTGCTTTTATTAATTCGTTTAGTTGATATTTAGATACAACTTTACCCATTGTGGCAATTCCTCTATCCCCAATAGTAAGGGCATTGAGTGCACCTTCACAGATGTATACCGATCTGTACATTTCCAATGCGTCATAATTAAATATGATAAACTCTTTTCCAAGGCCTGTGATATCTTTGTTGGGGTTATTATACCGAGGACCGTTTCCAATAACCTTTCTGGCATTATAATACCTGAGTTGGCCATGATAATAGAACGGTATAATAAGGTACCCGAAGAAAGGTTCCTTTGTCGCATAACCAACTCCATGTTTACATAACTCTTCGATACTAAATCCGCGGCCTTTGACATAGCTTCTAATGCTCCTTGCAATTTGTGAATCTCCGATACTAAGGAGTCTAAAACTATCTGGTAAGTACAAAGGCTTAGCTTCTGCAAGTTCAATTTTCTCATCGTGAAATTCAAGTTCTTCGAATTGTCCATTGTTTAAGAAATTTATAAGTTCGTGATAAGTATCGAATCCCTCAACATCCATAACTAATTGTGAAGGATTCGGATGCTCATTACATCTAAAGCAATTAGTTCTGTACATGGAAAGATTAACTCCCATTTTTAATTCCCTATGACAGTAAGGGCAAGTTGGGAGTTTCATCCATCCTCTCCTATATTCAAAAGCTCCAAGTCTTTTAATGAAATAAGTTTTGAGCTTAGACTTAAACTGGTTTGTTATTTTCATGTTCCCTTATAGCTTTACGAATTACTTTTCGGATTCTCTTTAAATCCTCTAAATCCAGGTCACCGATGGAAGTTGTTTGCCAACCATTATGGGATATTTCTAAAGCTAATCCCTTAGTCCATCTATCTTTTACTACTTCTACTTTCTTTGTTCTCATTCTTCTTTTTACCACAGATTCTACAATAGGTTCTGGTACGATATTTAGTATAATATTGAACTCTCTTCCTACCTCCTTTCTTTGAAAAGATAGCCTTCCTGGGTTTCTGTCTGGTTTCCCACCAATACTCGGTTACCCAATCATGAATACCGAGTTTGCATTTATATATCTCCAGTTGTCCTTTCTCTTTTCTTGGAATCAGCATCAGGATTACCTTTCTTAAAAGATTCCTCAAGTTTTTTACCGTATAGTTCATCGTAGTTCTTTCTTTGTTCTTTAGTAAATTCTGTACATCTTTGTCTTTCGACATCACATTTGAATAAAGCTCTACCCGAAGGAAGACCATCTCTTTGTACTACAATCTCAACTCGAAGAATATTATCTTTCTCCTCTTGCTCAGTACAATTAAGACCCATTATAAATTGAGCATTACGAACAATTGCAATTGAGCCTGAGATATCATTCTCATCATACTTGGTAGTTCTATGTTTCTTACCCTCCCTTGTAATATGATGAGCAGTCCATATAACATCTAAATGTAGTTCCTCTGCTAAGTTCTGTAAGTCAATATATACGTTTGAGATTCTATCAAAATCCTCTTTATCTTTAGCTAATGATGCAAGCTTACCTGCATAATCGACCATCAATACCTTAATATCAATTCCCTGGCTTCTAAGAGTTAATATCTTCTCTCTTATATAATTGCAGTCAGTAATTAATGCGGGTACTCTTTCAACTACCAATTCAACTCCAAACCTTGCCAATTTCCTTAAATGCTTAGCCTCGAGTTTATCATAATCTCCGGAATATAATTCCTTCTTTGTTTTATTGATACTTGATTGAATGAAACGGTCCATGATTTGTTCTTGACCATTTTCTGTATCTATATATAATACCGATTTCTTCATTCTTAGGTATCCTCTTGCAAGGTTTACCATGAAGAATGTTTTCTTTGCCTTAGGTCTATCCAAGATTACATTTACTGAAGCTACTGGAAATCCACCAGCATTGGTCAAATCATTCAATTGCCTAAATGGACATGGAACTACGGATGGTTCTGATTGTCTTTTGAATTGTCTCTCCGTAACATCCCGAATCATATATAAGGGTTCATCCTCTTTCTTAGGCTTACTCTTTTGAAGAACCTTCTCAATCTTTTTAGAGTATTCTTCGTATTGTTCGAAGTTATCTAAATCGAATGAATCATTCAAGTTCTTCATCTCAACATAAGTAGAGAACTTATAAATCTTCTCTTTAATATATTCGGAATCTGATAATTGAATTGAATAGAGGTTCTTAATGGTTCTCTCAATAGTTGGGATGTCATCCTTAGTTACTAAGTCTACATAAGCTTTGGATTCTAGCATTTCTTTTATCACTTCCTTTAATACATTCTGAGAAGGTATCTTTTTTGTCTTCTTAAAGTACTTAAGTATACCCTCACATATTAAGGAATGCTCAATAAGAACTAAGTAACTGGGTTTTAACCTTCCCAGTACTAAACCTCCTTCCTTGTCTTGAATAATGAACCGGAGTATCTCTAACTGAAAGTCCGGTGTAAAGCTAAATTTGATTTTATCTTTTTTCATACATTAATATATTGCAATATAATAACTAATAGATTTTGATAGTCTCCATATAGTTCTGAACTCATGTCCACAGTATCTAGTCTTCTAATCCTCAGCCGTTCGGTGAAATATTTTAATATTCTTATATTATATAATGAATAAATTTATATATTTGCATTAAGAAATATTTATAAAGATATGAGAAAGACCAACGGTAATAATGGTTCAGAACTGCACAGATTAAAACCTATGCAGGATTATGATGAAGCCATGTTTAATAGGTTGTATAAAGTTTGTAAACCTGTTATTAGGAACCTAACCAAACAGATAGATTACAAAAGATTCAACCTTACTCCAGATATAATATCTTCTTATTTCTGGGATAAAATGTTATTTGTTTTTAATAAGTACTACGGTACTTGTAGTGAAGAACATCTTAAAGCAAGAATCTTATCATCTCTAGCTACTTTTAAAAATAAGCTTCTGAGATTTGCCTATGGAGAGGTTGCAGAATATAACCAGAACTTATTTAAGCTTGAGGATTTATTTGATAATGATAAGGAACTCGAAGATGACGATGAAGAGGTTAAGGCTAAGGAAGAAATGCTTGAATTATTATATAAGTATATGAAAGAGAAATTATCTCCAGATGCTTATATGGTATTTGAAGTATTACTTACTCCACCTCCTTATATTAAAGAACGAATTAAAGATGGAGAAAGAATCACCAATATAATGCTGGTTGAGTTCTTTGATATGCCTAGAACTAAGAAGTCGGTTAAATACATAGGAGAACTCAAACAAGATATCTTATATTGGGAAGAGAAAGCTAAAGAAGAACTTCACTACTAAACACAAAAGAAAAGGGGCGTTTCCCAACGTCCCTCTCCTATAATCCATAAATTAAAAGTTCTTTGTCAACAATATAAGTAGTTAAGACATAATATTATAGTTTTATAATGTATGCCAGTACGTAGTAAGGTGGCCTATTTTCGTGAGGTTGACCTCCACCTGCAGCCCTGGTATCATGGTCCCATAGGCATACATAAGAATTATCTCTATCAGTTTTATTACTACCAGAAAGGTTATTACCAATCCATTGAGTACCATTAGCTCCCACCAAATCTGAATGAGCCTCGATAAAGTAAGCATCTGCGAAATTGTGAACGTGAGATGGAATCTCTTGAGTTGAAAGAGTTACTTTTTCTTGGCCACCCGTATTACCAATCAAATTGTAATCCTCATTACCCGATGACCAGCCAACAATAAACTTACCCGATAAGTCTGGTGTCTGTAAGTCTTCTACAATCTGACCATTACATAAAGCCCAACCTTCTGGTACAGAAACTCCATTCCACATGGCAATTAGTCCTCTTGGTATATTAGCTCCTGCCATACCACCAAGCTTTTCATCAATGTAAGCCTTGATATCAAAGTTTGGGAATCCTTGCAATAGTCGTAAGAGAGTTTCTATATTGGCTTGTTGCATTCCATGGATAGCAGTATTATATTCTACTGGTTGGGGAAACTTTCCTGCATAAGGAACAATAGAATATTTCTCTACTGAGTTATCCATTGAATTAGTACCTTGCCCATATATACCAATTAATACCATTGAGGATTTGTCTACCAAACCTTGAGATACTGAAGCCATAGCTCTATTCACTAGAGACTCATATGATAATTCATTATCTTCTAATACATTTGTTTTTGACAGGTTTCTAGAATCCTTGGGTGTTGGGTATAATGGGTCTACTGATTTCTTGTACAGAGAATAGAACGAATTGGATTCATTCCAGAAAGCTCTGAACTGTACTGGGTTCTGTACAGGCTCTTCCAAAGGTGTATGGTAAGCAAATACAATCACATCCTCATTAGAACCCTTTGAGCCTTCAATATTAGGTATACTAATATTAGCACTATCAGAAATATAGATTGTACCATCCCTTGCTATACAACCAAAATTTGTATCTGGTCCTTCACCAGAATCTGCAGCTTTAGTCATATACCTTGAAAGGATTCTATCCTTTATTGCTTGATATGCAGGAGAAGTAGGTTCTCCATTAGGCAAGAGAGTGATTGCATTATTTACAATCGTTGCAGAACCAAATCCACAAAATGGGCCAATGCCTACTGGTGCAGCTATAGCTTCAGCTGCATCCTTAGACTTTATTATACCTTCATAATCAAAATAGGTTTTCATAATGTATCTTCGTTATTGTTATTACTCTTATATTCTTTCGATTGGTTTTTCATATCTTGGAAAGCCTCTCCTACAGCCTTGAACTTGAAGGTTATCAATTTCCAAAAGATAGACCAGATACTGTACTTCTTTTCTACACCATGTAAAGTACAGATATGATTATAAATACTATCTATTTCAAAACAGTAACATAATACCATTACCGTTATAGATACTGTTATTGGATTTAATCCGTAAGGTTCTCCGATGGCTTTACCTATTACGGCACCCAGTAAGATGTAACACAGGTAATCAATGATTTTATTAAGAGTTCTTCTCCCGGCTCTAGATTTTCTTATTTCAATCTTCTTTGCCCTACTTGCAGATATCCCAAACCAAAAATCTGTAAGTATTAGTACAAAGGCTAATAAAATCATCCACCTCAAATCAAAGATAATGGTATAACATTCAGAAGTGAATCCAATGATACCAGTTTTAAATAATGTGTTAAAAGAGCTGCTTTCCATTTTGTTTATTCTATTTTAAGTGACCATTCTGTTCCTTCCGGAACTAATATATTAATACCTTGTTCCGAAATATCATTGGATTCCCAAGTAAGTTCTGTCTTATCAACTACATCCAACAGGTTTACTATGAATACTGCTTTAACTGCAGGATTAGCTTTCACATAGAAAGTATGTTTACCTGGTAAATTAGTAAAGAATTGATAAGGGCTTGGATGAACCACATCCGGAGCTGTCTCATCTACAATATCTGAAACTTCTCCAGTATCTGAAGTACAGGTTACGATAGTAGATACTTCTTGTACATCTTTGCTTAGTTCTGCACTTACTGGATTACAAGTTAAAATATACTTAGGTATAACATCCTTAATCGTAAGGCTTACTACTGAACCTTGATAATAAAACTCATAATTACCTGCTTTATCGAAAGTGATAAGAGTGTTCGAATTGTATTTCTCAGATGAACCCTCTAAGTCAATCCCAGTTATCATATTACCACCATCTCTCCAACGTAGGTAGAATTGGCAATTCTTGGATTTGGTTAATTGATAGCCTGCCTTGATATACTTTCCTGCATCTGCTTCAGCTTCAGAGTAAGGTTCTAATTCATACCAATTCTCATCCTCTTCATTCAAAGGTTCTAACCACAAGTAGGATTGAGGAGTAGGTATATAAGCAAGTACTTCTACTTCTACAGACTTACTAGCATCACCCACCGATTCAAATTTATAACTTCCAGCCTCATTAAATTGGTATTCTGTACTTCTACCATAGTAAAAATCAGGACCAACTACATAGCGATTAGTTAATTCTAAAGTACCAAGTTTTACCCAAGTACCTTGGGTATTCTTTTTGTAAATGGTCACCTCGGTATCAAAATAACTACCTAAGTTTGCACTTTCGAAAGTAGAATAATAAATACCCGATGTAACCCAAAGATTAACTGATGCAGAACCTTGAGCATTTAGGTTTAATCGTTTGTTTGATACGCCTATATCGTAGTTAATCGTATAACCTAATCTGTAAGCTACTACTGTACCATAATTACTAGCATTACCTGAGTCATCTTTAGTACATCTAAATTGGAATGTACCAGTAGTAGTTGGTGCCCATCTTTGACCATTACGAACTAAAATACCTGGGTCTGAAATACATACGGCAATAAGTTGACTTGTATCTTCGTTAGGATCTGAAGAACGAATAGTTATCAAAGACTTTTCACCGTTGGTAAGATTTATATTCCGAGGTTCACAGAATACCGTATAGTTAGTAGCAATTGCCGTTACCTTTAGAGTAACCTTCTTTGCAGGAAAGTCTGCAATAACCCATTCGTAAGTACCTGCAGAAGTTATTTCCCAAACAGAACCCGAATCTTTAGTTTCATAAGTATTAAGTAACTGTACAGATACGGGTTTAATATTTCCCTGATAATTCATATTTGCAGTTACCCTTACTTTGATTACTGGATTAGTACCTGTAATTACTAAATTATCTGGGTCTGTTCCTCCTTCTACTAAGTCGGCATATATGTGATAAGATTTAGTGTAATATTCTAAACCTACATCTACATAAGTAGTTACTGAATTATCTCCTACACTTCGAAAATAATATCTTTGGTCACCCTTTCTTGCATAGAAAATAGAACCGCTTTCATATTTCTTTGAGCTCCACTTATTCTCAGATGGGTCATATCCAGTTACCTGATATCTTAAATCGGCATCATCGTAATCAGAAGTAATAGTTACTCTAATGGGTACTTCTGTTATATGTCCTGTTACAATCTTTGCAGGACTGATAAGAGGTTCAGCTACAATTTTATAATTGTAAGCCAAATCAAATCCATAAGCAATCTTCCCAGATACATTGTATGGTAAGAATCTATCGAATAACTTATCAATTGATTGTTTGAAAGCTTTGAACTCTGGAGTGGGGGAAGTAAACCCATGACCACTTATAGAAATACTTACCTCTATACATTGAGCACAACCATAAATTTTATCATAGTTATACTTGTCATACTGAGAATAATCGGTATCATATAATGGGTCTATCTTTTCCCATTTATCCATTGCTCCATCTGTCGGGTCTGTAATTGTACAGGTTAGCCCATACATATTAAAAAGAATTTCGAAGAATTTTCTTGAGCCACGAATCTTAAGTAACGAGATTGAATACTTTAAGATAGTTCGAATCTGTTCATCACTTAAGTTGGGAACTCCCTTGTGTTCTCCGGTTCTAGCAAATGGTAATGCTCCCAAGAACTCCCAGAGGTAATTTAAATACCTCTGCTGAGTTTTATCGATATCGATTATATCTAGAATATTATCAATATCTTTAGTTATATCTTCTTGGAAATAGTTACCACAAATTTCTAGAAATCTTTCTAATATGCCCTTACCGTCGACTTTATAAGTATCTTGCTCTTTAAATTCGAAAGGTAAGAAATCAATTAGGTTTTTAAGATTTGTCATACGATTTCATTTACTTTAAGTGTTAACTGACTTGAGTCTTCGAATACCGGAATATTATAACCTGGGTCTGTATAATCCTTGTTGGGTTCTGCAATGGTTATGGTATATCTAAATCCGGATTGATAACCATTATTCTGGATATCCAAGGCAAATACAAATCCATTTATAGTATCTCTAATCTGTGTAGTCTTACCCACTTGGCCATCATAAGAAAAGCCTCCCTTAACTGAACGTACTGTAAATTGAGTACCCGAGGAAAAAGATATAAAGTAAGACATACTACCATTAGCCTCGTCTAATTGGAATTGACCAAGGATTAATTCCTTGTTACCGTATACCGTAGTAGGCCATGGTTTAGTATAGAACTTCTTCAAGTGTAAATAATCTACTGATTCAAGATTATCTATGAGTGCATAGATATCAGAGATTCTTACGCTGCCACCAATGTCTGAGTTCTCCGGAGAATAAGCATTAAATAATGCACTAAGAATCTGTGATTGTATTTCTGAAGTTTTATAAGACTTCTTCCCAGTAACTTCTACATCCAAGATAATATTTACTTTACCTGCAGACTTAACGGTTAACCAAGTAGTAAGTGGTGAGTTCTGATGTAATACATCATATACTTTTTGAATAAGGTTAGAGTCAGCAGTAGCACCATTATCAGGAGATATATAAACGATTAGTTTTCTACCACATTCGTATTCTGCCTTTGCCTTACTAACCCCATCAACCAGTTTAGCTAAGTCTATGAAGTCCTGTTTGGTAATAGCTACTCCCATAGTCTTTACACTCAAAGGTATGTGTTCCTTGAGCATACTAAAATTCTCATAGGATGAACCTCCACCTGCAGCATAAGTATTAGATACAGTAGCATCTGTTACTGATGAAGATATAACTGAAGGTACAGAAGTAATCATACCAGATTTTACATTACCATTGATACCAGTAGTAAGGTAGAACTTAACCTCAGATATCTTGGCATTAGCTGCAGGCTTCTGTCCATATTTACCATCACCAAATAAGATATATGGATTTAAAGCTTCATCCATAGTAACCATGAAATGTTTATCGGTGGGTTTTGAATAAGCAAAGGTATTCACCAATACCCAAGATTCTCCACCAATCTTCATACTCATAGTTCCATGTTCGTAGTACTTACCATTAGGTAATGTACCTAAGGTAATAGTTACCCTTTCATCTGAAGGTATAACCATTCCATTTATCTGGCTTTCGGTATATAATTCATGTTGTACAACTGGAACTTTACAAGTAGTTACATTAGCATACCAAGTTACATCCCTAGAAGATAACCATTTGTTACCATTAGAATCTGTAAATAAAGTTCCAGAAGGTATAGTTAATTTAGCACCAATAGAATCTCCAGATACATCCCTGGATACTACCAAATCTACTGATGCTGCAATAGCACCTCTTGCATGATAATCTACCAAAGCTCCATGCCTAACTACTGAACTGTATTTACGAGCAGTAGGTAAGAAGGATTCCCTTGCCATATTATCAATGTAGTAGTGAAGAACTTCGGCAATTGCCGCAAACAATGAAAGGATAATGATTAATATATTTCCTTCCGAGTAATCAGTTACGAGTACATTGCCATCTTTGTCTTTGATATTCGTAAGTGATTCTATCAGCTTGGCCTTAATCTGTTGGTAAGACCTCTGATAAGGGTTGAGCCATTTATTAGTGATTCCCATATTAATAAGAGTTTAATGAATTTTCATTTTTATCATAGGTCAGGTACAGGTACTGACTAGTAGAAGTTTCATTAACTACATAATGAACTTCTATGTTTATTTTAGCACCTTGTCTAGAAACGGTGATACCTTTAAAGGTAATCCTTTGTTCCCATGCACCAATTGAGCTTTTAATAAACTCTTTAATAATAAAACTTAGGGCTTGTGTATTTGGCTCCTCTATACATTCCCATAGGCGATTCCCAAAGTTTTCCTGTCGAAATCGTTGTCCTATTAAATAATACATTATAGAGCTTATATTATTTCTTACCAAAGCCATATCACCATTAACGGGATACCAACCGGTTTCACCCTTTTCATTTCTCGTAAGTTGAATAGGGAATATCATACCCTTTCCAACGATGTTAGTAAGATAGTTATCCATTAGTGTATACATTTAGTGTCCTCATAATCTTCTTGTTTGAAAGTAGAGAACGGTTGACTTGCTTGAGTTACAGTAGGACCTGAAGAACCTGGTCCAGTAGTTACACCAGAGTGTACATGAGAATTGAATAGAGCTCTTAGAGTTTCCAGTTCTTTAATGGTATTATTGAGTTTCTCGGTTAGTTCTTTAATATTAACTACTCCTTGATTCTCCCCCTTATTTAAGATTACTGTATCACCAGAACCTACACTTACATCTCCTTGTGCTTGAATAGAAATGTTTCCTTTAGCAGCAATGCCTACATCTCCATTTATATAAACAGTTAGCTTTCCATTATCATCATCAAGTACCATTACATTCCCTTCTGGAGTTATAATACCCATTTTATTAGGACCATCCAAAGGGTCTGGTATTTGTTGTAGTCCCCAACCATGATATTCCCATAGGGGTTTAGTTGGGTCTCCAAATTCAAAAGTAACAAATACTATATCTCCAACCTTAGGAGCTAAGTACTTGAACCCATTGTTGATAGAACCATGTTGGCCTTTTGCATAGGCCCATGTAATAATTCCACCCATGACTTCTGGACAGCATACCTTGATACGGTTCATATGTTTCTCCGTATCATTATTATCTACCACTATACCACGGTAGATAGAGTAGTATCTACCTAAACCTTCGATACCCTCTTCTGTTAATAGTTTAGCTGTTGAGTACATTATTTCTTGTTGGATTTATATCGTTCATAAGCTTTCATTGCCCAATTAAACTCATCAAAGTTATACCTTTCTTTCATAGAAGGAGTAACCTTCGATTGGTCTGCCTTTACCACATTGGTCTTACCATAGATTGCTGTACCATTTGAAGTTACTACTGTACCTTCTGTACGAACTGTACCTGCAGCAAGAGCCTGAGGGTCTTTAGCATTTATCTCATCATAATAGAACTTATTCTGTAAGAACTCTCCTGCACCCTTCTTATCGATAATTCTACCCTTATCATCCATGTATCTTTCTACGAAGTATACTACTTCATTGTAGGTAAAGTCATGTACAATATCGGAAGCATTAGCAGTATTCTTCTTGTTCTTACCAAAGTCAGTTTTAGCAGAATCCTTAGCATCATTACTTACAATGTCCTGAGTACTAAGTTGGGTCTTAGATGTAGTCTGTCCATCCCTTGCATTATTCTTAACCAAGTCTAATGTACAGAGATAACCTTGACCTGCATCCATTGAATGTTGTACTGACTTGATATACCAAAAGCCTGACCACCTTTTTCCTACATTCTCTAAAGATATTATCTGAGAAGATTGTAATGAAGGTCTACCTACTACAGTCATTTGGCATACCAACTTTCTTTCGGATATCTTAAGACCTCCATTGGCATTAGCATTCATTGCCCAAGTAACCTTATCTGCTCCGCCGTATCTACTAAAGAGATTATGATATAACTTATAGATTGGTACTAAGAATGGTACCTTCTTCATTCTTCGTATCTTAACTTTAGCTTTAACCTTTCGAGTCATAGTGGGTGTAGTAACTCCATCTCCAGAATACTCTACTTTATAGGTATCAGGGTATACAGTAATATATGGATTCTTTTCCATTGCAGATATACCTCTCTGAGATTGGTTATCTATCATTTGTTTTTCATAGGGATTACTTGAAAAAGTTCTGATATTCACCATGTGAGTTATAGTTCCACCTTCTGGGTCATATTCTCTTGGGTCTACCCATTCTTCTGCAAGGTATTCCATTTTATATTCTCCAGTAAATAGGTATCTTTCGTTTTCTAGTAATTGCCTAAGATTACTTTCTAACTCTTTACCGTTCTTAGAGTTCTTCAAGATTTGCTGAATAACCCTTTTCTTATCGTTCGGTAAATTGTTTACAGCAGTATTAATTGCTTCTCGATATTGCTCAGTACTCAGATTATCTAAAGCCTCTTGTTTACCTGCATTGTAAGCAACATAAGGTTTCTGAGAACCATACTCTTTCATTGCAGAATTATACTTTTGAGCTTTAGCTCCATACCTTTGTTCAGCTTCCATCTCGGCAGCAATATTAGTAGTAGGATGACTACGATAATCTTCGTAAGGTACACTACCATAATTTACTACCATTGTATTATCTACTTGAGCTACAAAGGGTTTGAGTAAAGTTACTTCCTCTTTCTCTTTTTCAGGTTCTGTGATATCTGTTGAACCTACAATTAAACCTTTATCTTCTGGGTCTAAGGCTTGAGTTAATTGAGCCTTTACCCTTTTGGTTACTTTCTGAGTAGCGAATGATACTCTAAGTACTTCTCCATTTTCTGATTGGTAAATATAATTGTATTCTGGTTCTTCTTGAAACTTACGGTTGTGTATGTATATTACACCATCCCGGGAATCAATATACCAAGGACCATTTGCATACCCTTTCATCTTTTGTTCTAATTGAACCAAGATGTTATTTCCTATTAATCCCAAGTCACTATCTATCAAGGACTTTAAATCACTGGGCATAGCTACTTGAGCTACTCCACTAAACCTGTTAGCGTAAAGTATCTTTCCAGTAGTAGTTCGACTTTGTTCTGTCGGGACCTGTAGTGACTCGTAAACTTTATTACTTATTATTTGTTTAGCCATTACTGAAATATTTCTATGATTACGCCTATATCATCGTTACAACCATTATCCAAGAAGTTGGATAAACTGTATTCCGATAAATCTGAATGAGTGTAAGGTGGTTGGAATCTTAAATCTCCAACTGTATCTATACACTTAATCGTCACATGAGTGCCAGTGGAATCGAATACACAATCCAAATCTCTAACCTTAATACTGCGTACTGGGCTAGAGATAAATTGACCATCAGGGTATATGTATCCCCACTGAAGATAAATAATCGAGCTTTCCTGGAGGTCTTCGATATCTACCGTATCTGGGTCTCCAGTATCAAATGTAATGGTAGCTAAGTTCTCTTTCTCCTCATCATATTTGTAGCTCCAATTACTTATATAAGCGCCAAGAGGTATGCCAGTAATGGGATTCATTATAGGCATACCTCCAGAATTGAACAGAGCCATATAAGGTGTTGCTGTTCCATTATAAAGTATTGGTTGGTTAGGTTTTCTAATTTCAGCCATACATTGGTATTCTTAAAATTTGATAAGGTTCTAATTCTTGAAAAGGGTTCAAGATATTATTAGCTTCGGCAATCAGATACCACTTACCAGAGTCACCATAGTAACGATAGGCAATATTCTGTATAGTTTCTCCATCCAATACAGTATGTTGTTTATCGTTATCAGTGTAAGGAACGTTTGGAGGAGTTACCTCTAATGAATAATCTCCCTCATCATACTTAAGAGCAATGGCTCCATCATAGGGACTTGCTCCTGTTAGGTATTGATTTAAGTCTATCATATCTGTATTCCTTTTGTATTCTTTAAATCTTCTTCAGTTACAATATCTTGATAAGATAAGTTATAAGCACTTACCCTTTTGAAGATTAATTCCTGAGTTGCAGCTGCAGGCAATAACTTTAAATCCTCGATTGTACTTGACTTACCTGCTACTCTGGTCCTTGAGGCATTCCTAAAGTTATTCAGAGTATAAGTTGCAGATGTAAGAATGTATTGATGATTATCAAATATACCAGAACTGCCCCATTCGATTTTTAGAATCGGAGGACTTGCCTGATAAGCGTTTGCCTTAGTCCACATTTCCAATAGTCGGCATTTAGTAATTACCTCTTTTGGATTATCAGGGTCATTACAGAACCAAGATACATTGAATTGAATTATATCCTCACTACCCGTAAAGTGATACATAGGAGTATTACGTCCCATAGATTTAATCGTTGCCCAAGTAGTTTCTCCTCGAAAATCAATTGAAGGTGGTCTATTCTGAAGAGTGATATATTGATATGGGCTAGCAGTAAGATTATAAATCACTACTTGATTCATACTTCTTACCTCAGGCATTACTAAGAAAAGTTCTTTATTCTTTGTAACACTCTGACCTTTAGCTGGGTCCATTTCTTCATATCCGAATGGAACTCCACCTTCTACTTGATGTTTTAATTCCATTCGATATTGATTCTGAATCCTTTGGTTTAACTTAGGATTCTTTGAACTAGCTCTTGGTCCAAATGGGTTATTAGGGTCATATACCTTCCCTTTATCTGCAGTATCTTTAGGCAATGTAGAAGTTGCTCTATTGAGATAAATTCTTGCTCTCCAAAGCTTATTCAGAGGACCAGTAAGAACTCCTGCAGAATCTCTGGTGAGGTCATTGTATTTTTCAACAACCCCACCTGCTATTTGATTTAATATTCTTGCCATGATTGTTTAGTTTAATCCTAAAGATATACCAGTAAAATCCTGTTGACCACCAGGAGCAAAGTCTCCAGCTTCGTTTCCATCTACTGATATATTAATTCTTGAATCCTTGAATCCATCTCTGATTGCACCTCTAACTGCATCAATAAATGCTTGTTGGTTTCTGTCTTGAATAGAAGCTTTGGTTTCTTCTGAGTTTAATGCAGCAGTGTTATTATCTACAGAACTTGTAAGACCACCGATTACTTCTATCAATGCAGGGATAGCTATAGAAGCTAGTAGTCCCCAAGGCCCACCTAAGAATCCTAAAAGTCTACCACCAAGTAATCTAGCACCAAACCCCATAGCACCTTTCTTAGCAATCTGTTGGCCTGCAGTTTTAGTTACATTAGAACCTATTGCTGTACCAACTCCCATACCTGCAAGTGTACTCATTGAAGTAAATCTTCCTCTTGCATCTCTTGCTACTACAGTACCTTTCTTGGTTTTACCTATAGCACCTCCCATGGGCAATGCAAAGAATTTACCTGGAGCCATTTGCATAGCAGTCATCCTCATCATCATTGCAGAGATATTTCTCATATGACCTTCAAGGATAGTAGCTTGAACATTAGTTCTTACCATACCTTCTGCCATACCATTAGTTTCTGAAGTAGCTAAAGCCTGGAAGGTACTAATCATCTTGATAGTACCCTGAATAAACTTAAATCCCTGATATAGAGTACCTACTACTGCACCAGTTGCAACTACCTTTACCAAGAATTTACCTGCCCAAGTTTCTTGCATACTGTTAATAATCTTTAGGATACCAGAACCTAATTTAAGTACTGGGCTAAAGACTTCAGCAAGTGTAGAACCTGCAGTTACAATAAAGTTCTCCCAGTTTGATTTAAACTGTTCGATAATACCAGCAGGAGTTTGTAATCTTTCTTGAGTTAAGTTTTCTACTGTACCGTTTGCACCTGCAACCTTATCCATAAGTTCTGTAAGCTTATTAGCTCCAGTCCAGTAATCCTGAAGTAAAGCTGAGGCAGCTCTTGTACCACGAACTCCAAAGATATTAAACAGAGCAGAGGAGATATCTATTCCTCGTTTACCTCTAAGTTTATCTCCCAATATAGATATAATCTTATCTAATCTCAAAAGATTACCCGAGGCATCTACTAGAGTTTTTGGGTCAATGCCTAAAGATTTTAGCATCTCACCACCTCCCTTTTTCTGCCCGGTTACGGAAAGTGTTAAATAGCGCATCATGTTTGCTAATGCAGTACCAGCTGATGAAGCTTGGATACCTTGATTACCAAGTACTCCAATGGCTGCAGCTGCATCACCCATACTGATTTTGGCATTTCTAAATTCTGCTCCTGAATATTGGAAAGATTGGGCAAGGTCTGTTAGAGAAATATTTGCAGAGGTTACTGCAGTTGCCAATTGGTCTACTACCTGAGTAGCATTCTGTGAAGGTATATTAAAGGTCTGCATGATGTTAGTCATCAAGTCAGCAACTCCACCTTTCTGACCAAGAGGCATACTGAAGATAGAAGCTAGCTTAGCTGCAGGGCCAATCATTCTTTCGATTTGCTCTACATTGTTACCAGCCATTGCCAAGTACCTTTCGCCTGATGCAATATCTGCAGCAGTAAGAGGAGTTACCTCATTGACTTCTTTGGCTACTTGCATTAGCCTTGCCTGTTGAGCAGCATTAGCTCCAGACATTTTAGAAGCTAAGAATACTTGGTCGTATACTCCTGCAGAATATTGGTAGGCCCTTGCCATACCTCCAACCAATTCTTTTCCAAACTCAAAAGCATTAGAAGTTGACATTTGAATACCTCGATTCCAGGTATTCATATCGTTCATCATTGTTCTAAATGAGTTCGATATTCTGCCAGCCTCATTAGAGAATCGGTCTCTTAATACCATTGCAACACCGACCTCGACTAAGCTTCTTCTGTCTATCATTTTCTAGTTTTCTTTTTTAAGTTTTCATAATACTCATCGGCTATATCCTTAAATCTTTTCCTTTCTCGATACGGAAGACGCAAAAAGCTGAGATAGTCAATGGCTACCTCAGCTCTACATATATAAGTGAATGTACCTGGGTGGTCTACGCTTCCGTCAGGTAGAAAAAAGTCGGTGAAAGCATTATAGGATATTTATCAATTCTTCCAGGTATACTTGGATGTTCTACATCGGTGTTACCATCGAAGACTGGGTCATATTCAAATATTGTTTTACGAATCTCTGCAATGTCTCTTACTGAGAATAAATGGAAGCTTTCTACCTTTTCCCATTTACCATCAATCTGAAGATGTAAGTTCCTTGCAATCAATGCTGCATTACGAGTTTGTTTTTCTATTGGTAAAGTAACCAACATTCTTTCTCCTGCACCAGTAAGCAAATCAAATTTAACTACCTTACCTGAAGATAGAGTTACTTCGTAATCGGTAAGCTTACCTTGTTCTGGATAATAAGGGATAGCGTTTGGTTTTTCGGCCAATTCCTTTTCTGTAGGAAATTCTCCATAGTTATCGAATAACATCTCGCTTAAGGATTGACCGTAAGTTTGTACTCCGCCTTCTTGGCCCCAATCATATTCAAATTCTACTTCATCACCAAGTGAGAAGATTCTTGATTGAAATAAGATACAGTATCGGTCATTCAAAGGGATACGGTCTGCATCCTCTACCGTTAATCTACGATTAGGAGTAAAGTCGGTATCAACTACAATTGCCTGAATGAACTTAGTAAGGTTCATAAGGTTTCTTACATCCATAGGATTAGATAAGATATCCTCATCTGCACCATTCTGTTCCCTGATTGAGAATTTATAACCTGATGGGGTTATAAACTCATGTGTTCTACAATTTAATTCCATGTTTAAATAAGTTATTTGGTTATACTTTAGTTCATAGTGTTCGCTGTAACAACAAGAAAGGGGTGAGCCCTTTCTAGGAATCCCACCCCTCCCACCTAAAAATCTTAGTGAAAATAGACTAAGCGTTTTTAATACTTATCTACGGTACCTACTGAGAATTCGATACTTTCGATAGTGTTCTCTGAAGCCATTCTGTCCAAGTCTAAACCTGTAATCTTACATGGCCATACCTCTTCGAAGAGGTGGGTGTTAAGTACGGAAACTCCATCTTCAGCAAGTTCATTTACGATTACATTTTCCCAGTATTGGCTTGGTACCAAACCTCCACCAGCAATCATATCTTGGCATGAATAAAGCCAATCATGAAGCCACGTATCTGAACCCGCAGTAGTTAAAAGTTTACCTACTACTAAGTTACCTACAGTAACTCTACCGGCAGTTTTAACGTCCCGGTTAACGTCTCCATGAGCAACCTGGTCAATCTCTACATCTGGCAAAGTACAAGTTTGGAACAGATAAGTATTGATTGGGTGCTTAGGGAATGTGATACTCCAAAGGAATTTCTTTCTTGGATTCTTTACTTTTGCTCCCATGTTTTCTTAATTTTATTCGTTAACGTCCTGAACAGATACGGACTTGGATGCCTGGTCAATATAGATGCCCATAGTGATTTCTTGCATCGGAACGATATCCTTGAATTTCAGGATTGCTTTGTATTTACCTTGACGAACATCGGCTTCATTGTTAACCGATAAGTCATTGTACGAGTTAGCGTCTTGGTCACCCATCCAGGTGTATTCAGACATGGCATCTTCATCTACCAAGTTATCCAGCATTGGTTTAACTTCTAGATAAATCTTATTCCAAGTGTTCCAGATATTTGGTTCTTCCAAATACTTTTCTAGAATAGGTCTAAGATTCTTTTTGAGATACAGATTCAATCTTACAATTGCAAGGAATCTTTCTGAATCCTGTTTTACCTGAGAAGAAAAACAATGCCACAGCAAAGTTTGTTTACCTTGGTTAGGAACATCTTTGATACAGATTATATTTGCATAATTCTGTGCTAACTCATTGAGTTCCTTAGTTCTTGAAGGAGAACCATAATTTGGGCATACTGGACCATTACCATCATAGATAATGCCCCGATTCATACCAGCAAATGATTTCCAAGGTCCAAACTGAGAAGCAGAAGCATCTCCTAATCCTGCAATGGTACCAAGAACATCTGAATCTACCAAGTTACCGTCGGCATTATAGTATTTAATACCACCACCAAAGTAAGCAACATACTTACTGTTACCTACAGTACCAAGGCAAGTCTGAATCCAAGTGATGATTGATTTCAAGTCTCTTGGTTGGTCACCCTGAGTATAGTGAGTAGTATATTTTGGTACTTCAATGTAGTAGGTATATTCTTGCAGTTCTTTAACCATATCTACTGCAGCCTTGTGTACTTTAAGTACATCAGCGGATGCTTCAAGATGTTGGTCAATGTGTGAACAGAAAATTTGATATACATCTACGTAATCCTTAACGAATTCCAGAGAAGCAATCCATTCGTCTGCCGTAGGAGTACTACCGGCACTACCAATTGTACCATTCAATTTTACTCCATCGGCAGTGATAGCAGCACCATTGAGTTTAATATCAATTGGGTTTCTTGTCCCATCTACATCATCAGTTAACCATTTGATGAAGTTGTTCCAAGATTTAATGTTCTCTGTCTTTTCGGTTAATACCGGAACGATGTATTCTGAGTTCTTTGCAAATGCACTTAGAGCAAGGTAATCTACAGAAGTATCATTGTTATCATCTGCAGTTTTGTAGGTTACTACTGGACCTTGTTCAAGTACCTGGCCATTAGCACTAATTACTTGATAGTAAACCGTGTTAGCCTGTTTGTAAATATTCACAGAGAAAGTTTCAGCACTACCCACTGGGTCTCCATATCCTTTAGTTACCAAACCAAAGCCAACAGCAACTGAACCAGAAGTAAACTTGAAAAGAGTAGAAGCCGTGGGTTCTTCTGGAGTTGCAGATGCTACTACCGGAGAACCGTCTTCAGCAGCTTTAGGAGCAGATGCAGCTTTAGCTCTTGCTGCAGCAGATACTACACCTTTAGTTGCACCTTTACCAAGTACACGAATAACACGAAGCTTAGAACCACCATTGAAAGCCTTTTCGATGTTTGATACAGAACCATCTGGTACTATCTCAGAACCAAAGACTCTTTGGAATTGAGAAAAAGATTGGATGAGTTCTGACGGGTCATCATAAGGACCTTTAGTAGTTCTAGCCAATACACATGAAACTCCTAACATAGGAGTAGTTTGAAGAACATTGTTGTTCTTAAACTCGAAATTTACAGATGGTGAATTAGGCATATTTATACTAATTAAGTTAATTACTCATTTATTTAATACCCTCTAGTATTGAGCTATTTTACGTTAAGGTTAAGTAAATCTGACTCTTGCTTTTCGGTTAGTCCAATCAATACTGAGATATCTTGAATTGGTACAAGTTCACCCTCTTCAGCAAGCTTCTCAGGTAATATACCATCCTTACAAGTATACTGATATACTTTTTCAAGTAGACCATGACTCTCATCTGGGTGGTCATAGTAATTACCTATTTCGATAAATAGGTTTCCTGTTGGTGCTACCCGACCATCTTCCCATTCTTCTAAGTTATTATAATAAGGTCTTACGTATCCTCGAGAAGGTAATGCTTCATACATAATATTATGAAGTAACCTCATATCGGCTTGAGTATTGGATACTAGGTGAATGTCTAGAGTTATATCTTTCGTTTCATAGGGAAATTCAGATGCTTGATAATTCCCACCCTCTAGCTTATCACCTATGATATATTTGTTCACACCTATATCACCATTATAGAATCCTTGCAATTCAATGGTAATTCTAGGGCATGTCTTTGCACCCTTAACCTGATTATTACCTATACCAAATATGGGAATGAATTTAGGCATAGCATCCTTATCTGCTTGAAACCTTTTTTCATTCTCTTGTGATAATGGTAAGTAGTCTTCAGGGTTAAGAGTTAAACCTTTCTTAAGTGCTGTTTGTAATAGGCAAATATAAAAGGTTCTTTCTACGATTTCTTCTGTATTTACCATATTATACTAATTGAGGTATTAATATTACATTAAACTGGTATGTACCACCATCAGTAAATATACATTCCCAACCTCCTGAAGTACTACCAAATATAGCTCCTGCATCTTTTCTTCCTCGGGCAGTTGCTGAGAAAGTAGCCTGTGCTGAATTAGCTATATTACCGTAGTCGGTAATCCAATAGTATAGTTTAGTACCTGAGTTAATATCTGCAACTTGTTGAGTTTGAGATATAGTAGGTATTTTAAAAGCCATTACCTCTTGTGATACTTGTTTTCCTTCTATGAGTTTACTTCTATACCCAGTAATACTAAATCCTGCTGAAGTTTCGTAAGCATTTAAGATTTGGTCTTTTGGTATACCTAAATTAACTGCAGCAGGTTCTACCCAGTATCTATATGATACTTCTCCAGCAGCTTGAGTTACAGTTACAGTTTTAGTTAGACCACCAACTTGCTTGATAGTTATAGTTCCGCTAAGAAGTTGTTCTGTGTGATTCTTAGAAGTAATGGATACCTCTAGAGTCTTTTCTTCATTATCAGTAAATCTTAGTCCAGCAGTAAATGGTGGTTCCTCTAAGAATTCTGCCGTAACCTCTACATTTTCCCAATCTCCTTGGGGTGTACCATTAATCATTTCCCTACGTTGAGAAGTGATTGCCAAAGTATCAGAGCCACCCTTACCCAATATGTTTATGGCTTCCTTATCTACTTCTAATTTGTATTCGTAGTTAAGGCTGCCTTTCTTTTGAATAAGATTTACAGTCTTAGGTACTCCATTAACTGTAATGGTAAGGATGGCTTTTTTATCTGCTTCTGTATCATTCACTTTTAACGGATGTACCATTACGAGTGCAGGACCAGTACCAGATGTTTTATCTGCTTCAAAATCTGCCATTACTTTGTATATTTTCTAAGTTCTTTTCTTAATTGATTTCGTATCTCTTTCTCTAAAACTACGTTTCCACCTGCTGCCTCGAAAGCAGGTTTCCATAAAGGACGAGGTGGAAGATTACCATCTCTACTACCATACTCCAACATGATAGCAATTTGGTTAAGAGTTTTTCGAGAAGTTCTACCAGAGTATGTTATCTTCCTTAATCCTGGAGGAAGACCAACAAAGGTTCTGTCTTTCTGAGTTACCATAGTAACTGACCTTGCATATTGACCAGTAAGGTTTAATAAAGTATGTGCTCCATACTTCTTAAGTGTAGCAGTAGCATGAGGAGGCCAAGAAACTTTGGAACCAGGTGGAGGTAGACCATTATTTAAACTACGCCTTACTATACGAAGAAGTTGATTGCCAAACTTTCTAGTACCTAACTCGTATCCGAGCTTCATGATACTTGGAGTCTTGGCAATCAACCTCTCAGCCTGACGTTGTTTAACAGGGTCTACATAAATCTGAATATCACATAGATTATTCGAGAGGTTTATGTTAACCTTTCTGCTTGCCATCTTTATTCTTATTTAATCCCAACTCACTGGCAATCTTCATAAGAATATCTTGTTGCATGGATAACTTCTCTGCTACTTCGGTTTTAAAAGCCTCGAACTCTTCTTGCTTATAAGCCGGAGCTGGTTGTTGTTGAGGAGTTAGCATACCCTCGATTGTATGAAAGATATTATCACATTCAGTAACTACTGCCTCATATTTCTCTCGGTTATTGAGAATATTTACAGCAGTAGTCCTTTGGATATTTACTTCGTTTACGATATTGCGTAAGTCGGTAGTGTAATAAATATTATTATAAATACCTTCTGCAGCATCTGTAGGAAGGTATATTGTCAAAGAGGATACAGAATCTTGAATAACGATTTCTGTATTTGCGGCAAAGCTTCCATCTGGGCCAGTGGCTCTAGGTTTGCTTTCACCTACTTTTAATACTTGGGCCTTATCAAAGATTGGATACCCAGAACGTCTGTCTCTCTCTAAGGTGTATATGGTATCACCTTTCTGCAATTTAGAAAAAATCAAATCTTCCATGTTCATCTTTTATTAATTAAGTTTAAACCAAATGATACTGCACCTGGATTCCTTTGCATAAAGTCTACCAGGTTTAAGAATTGATAGTATCCAAATTGGTCAATGAGTGACTGTGCTTTATTTGCTACTTCCTTTGCTATCTCTGCATTGGGAGCAGGCAATGTAAGTTGAATAGTAAAATCTTTTAGTTGATTTCCATTGGTTGGTTCTTTCTTAATCTCTTCACTTTCCATATCGTTTTATCTTTAGGTGGGTATAAACGAAAAAAGGAGTACACCTATGTAAGATGCACTCCTTCCTAATCTGGCTTACGTAATGACGACGGTCATTATTAAGTCGGGGTTGTGGATGTAGTCTTAAGAGCTGCAACTACTGACTGGATAATGTTCTGGTCTCTCTGAGCATCTACTACTCGGTTGAGACGGGCAATTTCCTGGTCTTTAGCAGTGTTCTCGATAAGACACTTGATTTCCTGTTGGCCATTCTTGAGGTCACAGCAGCAACGTTCAAGTTGAAGAGCCAATTCGGACTTCACTTCTTTAATCAAACCTTTAGTTTCGCAGCAGCAATTCTGTTGTTCATGTTCCATCTGGCAAAGACGGTCCATAACACGATTGAAGCCTGCTCCCATTTGGTCACGAGAATCCCGGATATCGGAATTGGTTTTGTATCCCAAATCACAAAGTCCTCTTTCCGTTGTGAAACGATTGTTAAGGATTTCTCTACCAACACCAGCAACATCTTTTGCAACTCCGCTGATTTCCTGAGTTACTCCTCTAGCAGCATCAGAAATATCTTTATAGATACCTGCCTTTGCTTCCTGAACAGTAGACTCTACTTTCTGAATGTCAGCTTTAGTGTCATTGATTTTGTCCCATACAGAAACTGCAGCAGCACCAAAGCCACCACCTACCAATGCACCACCGACTGCACCCCAACCGGAGCCCCAGCCTGAGTTGTGTTTATTACAACAGCAACCATCATTACAACCGCGGTCAGCGACGATTACGCCCTCACCACCAGATTTAACTTCTACTCCCATAGTCTTTAAGTTTTAAGTTGTTAAACATAAAGTTAATTTTTAAAGTTATTCGTATATGGCCATATACATTAATAATGCTATAGTATCGTACTTTAAATTTTCTGTAGATTCCTATGGATTCTCCCATGCGATGTTAAGATTTAGAGTTGGAAGATTTTAACTCTAATTAAACTGAAGGTTTTACAGAAGGAGATTGATAATATAACCTTACATAAATAGCAGGTAAATTACCTCTTACTGGAGTAAGTACAATCATACCTACATACATACCATTAGTAGGTTTATTATTAGATAATCTGGCTTCCCATTGTAAGGTTAAACTTCCACCATAGGTTGGGTCATAATCTATATTATCTACTGTAACTCTAAAGAGTTCTGATGCCAATGAGCTACCATACTGAAACTCTGATATATTATAATATCTGTCAGTTCCATTCAAGGCTATTGGCAAACCATCATAACTAAATTCCTTTAATGAAGGAGCTGCTGGTAACCACTGCTGACTAGTAGTAATGGGTTGAGCATGGTAAACTACTTGGATATTACTTTTATTGCTACCATGCGCTCCTAAATTTTCTCCTCTACTCAGATTAGGTAAAGAATCACTACCTTCATTAGATCTCCAACCAATACCCATTAACAAGGAGGCAGATAGACTACTGTTATACACATCAAATGCTACTTCTGGTGTATGGGGGGATTCTTGAGTTACGTATAGGTATAACCTTTTATTTGATGGATTACCTGGTTGAGTAAAGGTCCTGGTAGCCTGCCTATCATAATCTTCCTTATTCTCATCTACCAAATAAGCGTAGTCATAATTGTTTTGGGCAGTTTGACCGTTTTCTACTAACCTACCCCAACTTACTGGAGTTGCAGTATCTTCGTCTTCATTAGGTTTTATATACTCTGTATAGGCAACCTGGGATTGATTGCTAGCAAGTAAGTACTCACATTTAGAAATTATGGTTATAGGAGAAATGCTACCTGCACTAGAATCATGACTTACATTCTTTATAGTTACACTTTCAACTTGGTCATACCATTGGAAGGTCCACCTCTTTACAGTTGCTACTGGTTTATGAGTAAGGTACAGATAAGCAGATTTACTTGGGTAATCGGCTATCCTATATTGTACTGTACCCTTTAAATCGAATACCGAACCATTGATAGACTTAGGATATGCCCTTACGGTAGTTATAGTTGGGTCATATGATAACGGTGTATTTGTAACTGTAAAGGAATCTATACCAACTCCACTAAAAATAACTTCGTATTCTGCAGCTTCCTCAGTATCAGATTCTATACCATTAATTACTAGTTTTCTCCAACATTTTAAATCTATAGATTGACCATGACTAGAACCAAACTGAGTATATTCCCAATTCAGGGAATATCCCCCTACATCGGGATTACCATTAAAACCAATATAATAATTATAGGATACAGTTGCAGCTGATTGGTTGATATCTACTTGGTCAAGATTACTTGTACCTACTTGTCTAATTGTTACAGTAGCACTTCTAATTGAAGATACTTTATTCTCTAAGCAAGTTACGAATAACTCAGCTTGAGTCTGGTCATTACTGTTTTTGGTAACTTCTAACCAGGATTCTTCGATTGGGTCAATGGTTACTTCTACAAATTCTTTAGTTGAAGTTTGTGTACCATTGATTACCTTCGTTCTGTAAGAATTAACTACAATAGTATCGGGGTCTATCATCTTAGCTGGTACATTCAGTACCTTGGATGAAGGCTGAAATATATTAAAGGTATAATTCCAAGTAATACTTGCAGCTTGTTGTTCAACTGTCAAAGTTATCGAAGTATCACTACTACCAGTTTGAAATATAACGATATCTGCACTTCTTTGACTAGTAGTTGTATTCTCATCTACGGTTACTATGAGTGTATTAGATTGCTCTTCTACATGAATCCAACTTGGAGAACCCGGTATAGACGTAGTCCAAGTAGTATCTTCACTTTGACTTGTAACAGAACCGTTAACAATCTTATACCTTTTACTACTTATGGTAAAAGAGTAAGTACCACTAGGCTTAGCAGGCACTTGTTGATTTAAATCTTGAGTACCGTTATTTACCTTTAGTTCATAAGACCAAGCAACACTAGCACCTGCTTGAGTAGTTGCCATATCTAATTCCTTGCTACCATAGGTTAAAGTAAGACTTGCTCTACGAGAAGATTCAGAAGTATTCTCCGATAGAGTAATTCCTATATTATAACCATCTCCGGAAGCTTTGGTAATTTCTACATTAGTAATGTACGAAGATTTGGATTTTAGAGTTGGTGTAACATTATGCCAAGTAGAATCCTTACCATTAATTACATCATAATACCCTGACTTAACTATACCAAAAATACTTCCTCCTACAGCAGGTGAATCACCAAAATTATCTACTACATCTAATACATCTCGAGTAGATATTGTACCAGTCGCCTGATTACAAGTGATACGAATCACTTTATTAGAACCATTCTGTTCGTATGATACTTGGCCACTCCTTGTAGAAGTAGTTTGGTTCTCTTGCATACTAATACTTGTTCCTAGTACAGTTCCAATATGTTCAGTACTTGTTGCATGTATATAATATACATTTTCTCTAGAACCCTCTACCAAAGAACCATTGATATACTTTTCACGATAACTAGTAATAGTAATAGACTTAGCAGTACCCAAAGCATCAAAGTTTAAAGTAGTTGGTGAAGCGGTGAATGTATACCTCCATTCTACTAAGTATGCACTTTGAGTTACCGTAACTTCTTTATATACAGTATCCATGGTTGCCCTTACTACAACGCTTCTTTGATTGGCAGTTGTGTTTTCTGCAACAGTCAAAGTAGTACCAGATAAACTGAATCCGGTTACTGCAGTAGGTATACTAAGAGTAGGAGTACCAGTAGCATCTGATGCTGCATTAGTTGCACCTGAAGACCAATGATTAGTTCTTGGTGCCCTTGCACTTGCAGAGATTTGTGATGTACCACCTTGTTCGGTAAAGGTACTTGGGTTTGCAGAAATGGAAACTACCCATGTACCCTGAGTTACGTTAGTTATTTTATTCTCTGCTTGGTATATATCAATTGAAGCATTGCCAGATTTACCCTTAAGAGTAACGGTTAATGTACGGCTTCCTAATTTAGTTCTAGCCTTTGCAGTTGTGCCAAGATTAGAACCAGAGATATTTTCAGACCATACTACTGAAGCTCCAGAACTTATAGTACCACCATCATTGGTTTTACCATTCCATCCCCAAAGTTGAGAATAAGTATAAGTAGGTGTAACTGCAGTCCCTCCTGATGCAGGGATATCTGCAATGCTTCCTAAATATACAGTAGGTGTACCATAAGTTTTTACACCTGCTAATTGAGCAAATGTTACTGTAACTTTTTTACCAGATTCATTTTGAGTACTAGTAAATACTTGAGAACGGGAGTTTTCTGATTTATTCTCTAAAGCAGTATAGTGATTCTCGTCATCCATAAATATCCAAGAGGGTAAGTCAGGAGATGAAAAACCTACATCTACACTAGTACCCACAGGTTTACCATTTATATACCTTTGCTTAAATGAATTATACCCTGCTATTGCGGGAGTTGCAGAACCTCCTAAAGCTGTATAATTTAGATTTGGATTCTGAACTGAAAAGGTATACTCCCAAGTTTCAACTCCTGCATCCTGAGTAAATTGAACTGTTATCTGTTTACCTGACTCCTTCTGAGTAAAGGTTAAACTTGCAGAACGTTGATTTAGAGTTGTATTTTCTGAAGCTTTATAACCTTCATCATAAACAATCCAGTCCGGATAAGCAGATTGGGTATAACCCACAGAAATAGTATCTCCGATAGCTACTCCATCTATCTGTTTTTGTTTAGTAGTACTTAAACCAAACCACCGAGGAGTAGAATACCCTCCCAAAGCTGGGAAGTTTAAAACTGTGTCTACTACAGTAAAAGCATATCTATAGGTTACCTTATGAATATCAGAAAGTTGTACGGTTTCATTGTTTCCATAGGAACTGGCATTGGATATTTCCAAGCCAACGTAATTTTCTCCCGTTCCCGTAGGAGAGAGTGCCAACAATTCAGCCTTGGTAGGGCATTCGTTTGAATCCTTACCAAGGCCTACTTTAGTTTTGACAGCACTCCATGTTGCTATCTCACCCATATTAATCTAAGTTTGTGAACAAAAGTTTTTCTCTTAATTCATCAATCTCGGCTTTCAGAAGTTTGATACCTTCGATTGCCAATACTGACATCTTAGAATAATCTACCTCTTTAACCAGGATATAGGTTTCTCCATCCTTTTCTACCTTTTCGAAGGCTTCGGGATTAGGAACTGTTTCGGGTCTAACTGTATTCTCAGAAACTAATTCTGGGAAATGTTTTTCGATTGTCTGAGCAATTGTACCTATATCATGATTACCTCGAATCATAAATGAATCCGTAGGTATAGAGCAGATTTCATCGAGAGTATGTTCCAATGGTTTAATGAAAGTCTTAAGTCTTTCGTCAGATTCTTTCCATAAACCAGAAGGAGCAGATACCTTCTTAAAGATAATCTCAGCAGTAGTACCCAATCCCAACTGGTCTCTTGTTACTCCATGAGGATTACTCATGTTCTGCATGTGAGTAGTAAGATTGGTTTGAGCATTGGTACCTGCAGCCTTGGCATCTGCAATAGCCGTAGCTTGAGCAGTAGATACTGGTTTATCTGCATCTGATGTATTGTTAACATTACCCAATCCCACTTGAGCTTTAGTTACTCCATGAGGATTAGATTTATTACCAATATGGGAATCTACTTTGGCATTCACAGTAGTATCTGCTTGAGCTCTTGTTGCAGCTTCATCTGAAATTAACTTCTCTACTCTTGTAATCTCACCTTTTCTGTCATTGACTTCTTTAGTGATATTATTCTGGAGAGTAGTATCTGCACCTCTTAAGTCTTCAGCAACTAATTCAACTGCAGCTTCAAGGTCAGTTCTTACTTGAGTATCTGCAGCTTTTCTGTCGGATACCTCTTTATTGATAGCAGTAGTGAGTTCTGTTTTAGCAGCAGCTATTGCAGAATTTCTATCTACTACCTCTTGAGCAATATCATCAGCCAATTCTCCTTGCAAAGCATTAATAGCCTCAGTTCTTGCTGTAACCTCATCTGAGATTTGTTTTGGTAAAGTAGTATCAAGCTTAACCTTATCTGCAGCAGCCATAACACCAGCTTTAGCAGATGATGCAGTAGGAATTTGTAATCCTTGGATACCAGTACCATCTGCCCTTTCATAATTTATGGCAGCTTTAGAGGCATCTGTAACAATTGAGATTAATCGTATAGGATTAAAAGCCATAAGAGCATTAAGATTGTCTGTAGTAGTCTTACCCTTAGCTCCATCATAAGCAGTACCAGATATCTCACCAATGATTAAACCTCCAGAAGTAATTGGTACCCAAGTAGTACCTGACCAACGGAATTGATATCCTGGATGTCCTTCAGTTATATCATTGTAAGATTTACCAGCTTCTCCAGTTACTGGATTAGCATGAGCAGCATCAGAATACAATTTGATATTAGATATCTGGTTAGTTGGTGATACATCGTAGGTTGCATATACATCAATTACGTCATCTACATAAGAAGGTAATTGAGCTGCGGGTACCTTACCGTCTGAACCCAAAGAAGCTAGGCCATTGGCCTGACCCTTGGTTGCCTTAAAAGTATCAAGGTCATCCCGAACTTCCTGAATACTATCAGTTAGTTCAGTTTTCAATGCAGTATCAGCTGTGGTTCTGTCTTGGATTTCTTTATCAATCTTTGCACCCAATGCAGTATCAGCTGTGGTTCTGTCTTGGATTTCTTTATCAATCTTTGCACCCAATGTGTCCAGCTGAGTTTTCAGAGAATCATTGCCCTCAACTCTTTCTTTATTGATTTCAGATTGATACTTCCCAAGCTCTTTATCCCAAGCTTGGTCAGTATTTACAATCTTAGGGTCTGTGGTAGCATTTACCAAAGTACCATATATAGGAATTTCTGCCATAGTTATAAGTTTTTATCAGATTACAAAATTGAAATTACCAGCTTTTAAAGCTCCTTCAGTACGGTAGCATTTGTATGAACCTTTACCTTCTACAGTTACTGTAGCTGCAGCAGCCATAGGAACTCCAAATCCAGAAGAAGTTACCTTAGTTATACTGAAGTTAGAAGGTACGCATAACCATACATATTCTCCTTCAGCAATTCCCGTCATGTTATAAGTTCCGTTAGGAGAACTCTTTATTGCCTGTTTGGTAAGACCCAAAACATCTTCACCGGTTAATGCTGCCTTAGCAGAATGTCCAAAGTACATAGGATAGTAAGCATTTACGTTAGCAGTTGCTGTTTTAGTTACACCCTTGCTTGTAATACTTAAAGTATAAGTAGTACGGTCATCCTCAGTATTAAGGGTATCCTTAATATTTAAGCTAGCAATTGGTGTACTGTTTATAACAGTAGTTCCTCTTTTAACTGATAAAGTTTCTGGAACAAGCGGTTTACTGTTGAATAGGTTATTACCACGAATAGTAATATCTGCATCAACTCCTTTCTCAATAATTGTAGGACTTACCGAAAAGCCAGAGATTTGGGTAAACTGAGTATATAATACTTCCCAAACCTCATCATGTCTACCGTCGGCAATTTGCTTATCCAATTCCTTCATGCCATCTACAATGTTTGAGGATTCTGAAAGGTAATTAGTATCTTCCAGAGAAGGCAATGCCAAGGCCTCTGTAAGACCCACTGCAGTTTTTACCTTAGTAATCTTATCATCGGCATCTGCCTTATCTACTTCGATACGTTTCTGTACTTTACCGAATGCGGCTGAAGCAGTATCTGTTACCTTTACATCCAAGTCTGTAGGAGTAGTACCTGCATTCTTTTCATAGCCATCCAACTTAATGTCGGTACCATTCAATACTGGATTTGAATCCAATCTGTGAGTATTGATAGTATGAGCATTGGTAGCATCGATATTATCCTGCAAAGTAGTATCGGCTTCAGTACGGGCAGTCTCTTCAGCATCGATATTATCCTGCAAAGTAGTATCTGCAGCTTCCCTTGCATCTTCTTCGTTATCGATACGAGCATTCAGACGAGTATCTTCTTGAGTTCTTGCATACTTCTCGGCATCAATATTATCTTGCAGAGTTTTATCAGCAGCTTTTCTTTCTGCAATCTCGGTATCAATACGAACTCCTAAGGCAGTATCAGCTGCAGTTCTTGCTGCTTCTTCAGCATCCAGGTTATCCTGAAGTTCTTTATCAGCAGCTTTTCTTTCCTCTGTCTCTGTAGTAAGAGCCTGGTTAGTATCATTGATTAAGCCTTCTACTCGAACAATCTCTGCCTTACGTGCAGCTACCTCGGTTTCAAGCAAAGCTTTAACTTCCAAGTAAGAACCTGAAATGTTATTCTGAATACCTTGGATTAATTCCAAGTTTCTCTGGATATTTGCCGAGTTCTGATTGATAAGAGCATCCTGGTTATTTGCTCTTGCCAAGAGTTCAGTACGAGTTTCAGTAACATAGGTTCTTAAATCCTCTACTATCTTGGTAAGATTAGTACCTAAAGTTGTAAGCTTAGTATCCAAAGCTGCATCACCATCAATACGGTTTTGAGTTTCAGTTTCAAGCTTAGTAGTTAACTCAGTAAGTTTCTGAGTCATGGTAGTTGCAAAGTTAGGGTCATCACCCAAAGCCTTAGCAATTTCCTCTAAGGTATCCAATACACCAGGAGCAGAGCCAATGATTTTCTGGATTGCAGCTTCTACTTCTTCAGCAGTCTGGAATCCTGAGTCATTCAGTAACTCGGATACCTTGGTAATATAGTTAGCATGTTCTGCTACACCATTCAATTTTACCAAGAGGAGGTCTGTAAAGTCATTTGAAGAAAGTACTTTACCATCTACCTTATCTACCTTCTTAGATTCCAATCCCTGAATAGCAGTAGTACGGTCAGAAACTTCCTGGGCTAAGGCATTATTAATAAGGGTATCTGCATTCTTACGGTCAACTACCTCTTTATCAATATTTACCTGGAGAGCAGCATCACCTGAAATACGAACATTAGCCTCATCAGAGATACTCTTAGTTAAGGCATTTACCTCATCTTTGTGATTGGCGATAGCCGTATTCAAGTTTGCCTGGATTGCATCCTCTTTGGCAATAGCTCTTTCCTTTTCTACATTGATAGCTGCAGTATTAGCTTCTACCTTTGTTTTGAGTTCATTTACCTTTTCATTTGAACCGGTTTCCAATGAATTAATACGGTCGCTCAAAGTTTTATTTGCAGCTTCCCGGTCTTTAATTTCTTGGGTTACTTTTCCTTCTACTCTAGTAATTTCACCAGAGATAGTTTGGTTAAGCCCCGATATCTGACCCTCTATTTTGGTTTCCAATGCAGCATCTGCCGATTTACGGTCTCCAACTTCTTTATCAAGATTTACTTGAAGGATTTGGTCTGCTGCTTTTCTTTCGGCCTGTTCTGTTCCCAAGGCAATATTCGTGGTATCAATACGAGAACTGAGGTTACTGTCACCGTTAGTACGGTCCACAATTTCCTCATTAACCATGTCCTTAACTTCTTTGTAGTTATCGGCAATGGTTTTATTCATGGCAGTGATTGCCTCAGAGTTCTTTGTGATATTTGCTTGGTTAGTAGCAATAGCCGTAGTATTAGCATTTACCTGAGCAGTCAATTCGTTCTTAACCGTATTGATAGCATCCTGCATTGATAAAGCCAAATCCGAAACTCTCTGAGTAAGAGCAGCGATATTATCGGTATGGGTTTTATCGGCATCCTTTCTATCTACGGTTTCTTTATCAATATTTGCCTGCAAGATTGCATCGGCATCTTTACGGTCTTGGATTTCTTTTGCCAAGTTATCCTTAACTACCTGAAGAGCAGTATCTCCGGTTGCAGCAGAGTTATCTACATACTCCTTAAGTTCTTCCTTAAGAGCAGCATCTGCTTCCTTACGTTCTACAACTTCTTTATCAATGTTTACCTGCAATGCAGCATCGGCAGCAGTACGGTCTTCAATCTCCTGATTTACCTTTTCTGTGATTGCTGCCAACTTCTTGGTGATAGTTGAAGCAAAGTTAGGGTCATCGCCTAATGCCCTAGCAATCTCTTCCAGAGTATCGAGTACTTCCGGTGCAGAACCAATAATCTTTTCAATTGCAGCCTCTACTTCTGCTTCAGTCTGATAACCAGCATCGTTTGCCAATTGTGATACCAAGGTAATGTAATTAGCATGTTCCTCGATTCCATTCAACTTGGCAAGCAAGAGATCTGTAAAGTCATTCTTAGTTAAAGAATAACCTTCTCTTTTATCTACCTTCTTGGAATTAAGGTCAGCATCTGCAGCAATACGAGCTTCCTTCTCTGCTTCAATTGCAGCAAGTACATCGGACTTATCACCATCAGTCTTTTCACTTAGGGCAGTTATCTTCTGGTCAAGGATTTGGTCCTGAGCAGTACGAGTTGCAGCTTCAGAATTAATATTAGTCTGAAGAACCTGGTCTGCAGATTCCCGAGCTTGAGCCTCTTTATCAATGTTTACCTGGAGGGTATTATCTGCATTGGTACGGTCAGCTACCTCTTTGGTAATTGAATTCTGAAGAGTTTCATCGGCAGCTTTACGATTTACTACCTCATCAGAAAGTTTACTTTCTAAGGCAGCATCACCAGTTTGACGATTAGTGATTTCTTCAGTGAGTTTCAACTGAATGTTTGCATCTGCATTTGCTCTCAATTGGGCTTCTGCAGCAATGTCTTGTTTGAGCTCTGCCTTATCATTGATATGCAATGTATTCAGTTGGTGAATACTTTCTGATAAAGCATCGTCAGCCGTTTTACGAAGCTCAGCTTCTTTATCTACCAAGTCTTTAGCATATGCCTTAGCTTCTGCCAATGAACCAGTAGTTTCATTTCTGAGGTCTGCAATGTCAGCAGTATTCTTATCGACTTTTGCTTCTATCTTATCTATCTTATTGATAAGGTTAGTAACTGCAGTGTCGATTTTATCATTAAGTAAATCCACTGCCTTAATGAAATTAGAGTTAACCTCACTAATTTGGGTACTCAGTTTCCCTTCCTCCTCCTTAGCTCGGTTAACTTCATCTGTCAGTGCATTACGTAAATCCGTTAATTTGTTGGTAATTGTAGTAGCAAAGTTGGGGTCATTTCCCAATGCTTCTGCCAATTCCTTTAATGTATCAAGTGCATCATCGGCACCATCAATCAAATCACTGATAGCTTGTCTTACCTGTTCTTCAGTTTGGAACTTAGTATCATTCTCCAACTGAGAAAGCTTAGTGATGTAGTTTGCTCTTTCTTCAATGCCTTCCAGTTTCTCTTTGAGTTTATCCGTGAAGTCATTTTTAGATAAGTCGTATCCTTCTCTCTTATCTACCTTATTGGCAATAGAAAGAACGAATGCCCAGAACTCATTAATAGTTCCAGCAAACCCGGCCTTTACGAAGTCATCAAAATAACCTTGTAAAAGTCTTTGGTCAATTTCTTCATTTGTGTAATACTTACTTACGTACATATTGTTATTATTTTAAGGATTGATTACTTGCTTACCACAGAAGAAGTCAGAATTCTTATCTCTGAATGGTTCTCCTTCTTTTCCACAGAAGGCATTCATTGGAATATCTGGATGTTCTGGGTCTGGGTCTCCCCCGTCTTCAATATCACCTCTGATTATTGCATAATCTGGAAGTTGATTGATACGGAATTTTATCACCTGGCCAATACCCGGATGAGGTATTATCTTATCCCAAACTTCTCCAAAGTAATCTTGAAAGCAAGTAACAAACTTACCTCCAGTCATAGACTGGAATGTGGTAACGTCTAAATTACTTTTCTTACTTTCAATATGTACTCCAGATGTACCGTTCAAGACAATCAGGTTACTGTCAAACCAAATACCGTTCCCAGTATTAATTGGTTTCCATCGTAACATTAACATCTTTGCCATATACTTTTCAATTTTATTCTACGAATTGTATTTTGGTATCTCGGTCCCTTTTTAGGATAACCATGAAGACTAATGCTTCATCCTTGGCTTGGGCAACTTGTGTATCTCCCGAAGGTTTATAAGTGATACCATTAATTACAAATCTATCTTCAGACCAGTTAAAATCCCAATAGCCTTCTGGAGTTAAATATCCCAGTTGTTCTATATATGATTTAGTAACCAGTATTGATAAATTCTCATCATCGAGTTCTCCAGTTACTGTTGCCTTATTAATGGGCCAGTTTCTGAAGGCATTGTAATAACATAATGCCTCGATTGGTATATTATAATATTTAGGGATTTCATCTTCTCCATGACTTAGGAGTTGATTTACATTCTTTGCCCAAGTTATAGTTTGCCTACCAGCATCTATATCCAAGAAATCATTTATAATCTTCTTGTATCTATCCCAAGACCGGTTCTTAACCAATCTATGAGGAGTCTTGGTCATCGTTTTCTAATTAAGGTTCTACCATTACGTTTTACTGGAAAGCGGGGGTTTGGCCCATCTATTAATCCAGGTCTTCTTCTGTCTACTACTCTTGGAACTACTACATGACTTGCTTGGTCACAGAATGGTAAGTAGATTTCCAATCGTCCAGCTAACATACAAAGGTTTTTTCTTAACTCGTCTATGATACCACCAGGTTGCATTGCTTGAGAGAATGTTTTCCATAGGGAAGATGTTGCATCGGCAAGTGTATCATAGTACTGCACTTCAGTAGGCCCAGTTGTGATTTGTTTGATTCTATCACCTCGAGCTTGTTCCGGTTTAGAAGAACCATCACCAACTTGTTCTTTGGTTGAAGTAAGTTGACTTAGGTATTCTCCTGTACTTGTTAATAAATTAAGGAGCTTAACATTGAGATAATCCCATGCTGCCAATTCCATAATTAATTGGTTTTCTAGAGCTTCATACATTAACTCATCATTATATTTATCCAGTGGGATAATATGATTTACTAGCGGTTGGATATATAACTGCCATTTAGTTATGTACATTGCTTTCTCTTCTGATGACATACCATCTGAGATTTCTGAAGGAATGTAATAATTAATTAGGTTATATATACTATCGGTTAATGTAGTTTTAGACTCGGTATTTACAATTACGGTTTTAGTTGCATTTAAGTTAAGTCCTTCGGAGTTCGTTATGTTCAACGCTACTGTATAGAATCCGGACTTTTCATAAGTATAAGTAGGTTGTTTAACATCATAAACGGACCCCTTATCATCACCAAAGTCCCAGTCAAAAATGGCCTTGGCTGGGACTTTGGTTAATACTCTAAATGAAACTTCCAGACCATTCGCAATAGCTACAAAGTCTAGATTGTCCATGGTATCTTATTTTTTAGATTCTTCGAACTCTTCCAACAGAACCTGAATCAGAGTTTCAACTGTATCACCTTTGTCGGCAACAATTTCGTGACGAGCAGCGATAAGGGTTGCTTCTTCGAGAGTATAGGCTTTGGCAATCTTTTTGATTTCCATACCTTTTTCGAACTGAGCATTCAGTTTCTTTTCCAACTTATCGATGTCATCATTGGAGTATTTGTCGACAGCTTTCTTATCAAGAACCAAACGCAGGTGACCTGAATTCAAAGCCATCTGAATCTTTTTAGTTCTGTACTGTCGAGCACTCAATTCTTTTTCTTCTCCTCTACAAATTGTAATACCTGTAGATTGGTCATGGAAGCTGTAAGCTTTAGCACCTACAGTTACTTTATATTTATCCATAATTTTACTAAGTTTTTAGATGTTTAAAATTAGGGGTAGGTCCTCGCAAAACCTACCCCATTGAGAAATGGAATTATTTGTAAAATAAACCAGGTGTAGTATTACTCAAGGTTAACCAAGAGATATGGGTCAATGTTCATGAATTCAGGGAATCCGAACTCGGTGAACTTCTTCTTTGCAGACAAAATCAATGCAGCATCCTGATACATCTTAGAGAAGCCTGTAGTCAGAGTAGCATAGATTGCCTGAGTTTGATTTGATACGATTCTTTCTGATTCAAGCATCAACTGTTTTGCAGTCAGCTTAATCAAGGCAGCAGTTGTATCAATCAACAGCAAGCCTTGGTCGGGTGTACCCGGGTGAATGTAAAAGTTAGCATTCTTAGGTACAGGAGACTTCACATTCAGTGTAGCTTCAGTTGTACCAGAATGACGTTCTTTGAATTCCGGCAAGTTCAGCATTTCAATTGCTTGGTCTTCACCACCAATCATAGTAGTAAAGTTACGTCCCATACGAGCAGCTCTTACCCAGATATGCAGCAAATCTTTGTAAGTGATACCATTCGTAGTTTCGTATACACCGATAACCGGAGCAGATTCTGAACCATCTGGTTTGTTACCATTGATAACAACATCCATGGCCAGAGTATCCATTGCATAACCGAGCTGAACACCGAAGTCACGAAGGTAGATTGCCAATACATCAAGAGATACGTAGTTACGAACTTCATCAGTAAGTTTGAATCCCTTACCAATTTTGAAGAGACTTACTGATTTCTGTCCAAAGCTTACATCTCCCAATGGGATAGTTTCTGCTTCATTAACCTTTGCAGGAGCAGCATCGGACATGTTAATCATCGGCATGATTGCACTAAGACCACTGATTGACTGGTCAGAAGCAATAATCTCCGGATAGAACGGAGCCTGGCGCATACCAAGAGTGATGGCAGAACGAATGATTTCCGGAACAATCCAACGAACATCTTGCTGAGGCATTGTGAAGATGTTTTCCATTGTGTCGATTTTCGGATTGATATCCAACTTCTCGAACAATTCATCTTGGGTAATACCCCATTTACCAGTGGTAAGTTCACCTAATGTGATGTCCACAGGTTTCTTGTTCTGTGAACCTTGACGGTAAGCATCCAACTGCTGTACCATTTGAGGAAGTTCTTTTGCGAAGTCTTCTCTCTTCAATTTTGAAATATCAACTTTTTCCATGTTTCTTCTTCTCTTATTTAATAAGTACTTGAATTACCTCGTTTGCCTCATCTGCAGGTATGATGGCAATGAAAGGTGTAGCATCTGTTGACTGATTTGCTTTTACAAATCTGTCGTTCAGCAAGTCACCAGAGGGAACTACATATCCTGCTTTTAAGTCAGCAGCATTAGATACCCAGTTACAAATCATGTAACCTTCCACAGCAACAGTTACCTCTACTGGGAATTTGTTCTGTGCCTGGTAAGCAGGATTTACATTGTCGGTTACTGCCACTCCGATATATACCTGAGTAGATTCAGTGTAAGGTTCAATTAAACCGTCTTCTCCAAGAGCTACCGGCATACCTTGCAAAATTGTTTCACCATCTTTTACACAGAAAGCTTGGTGCAATTTGTGTGATTCACTTTTGTAAATCACCGCTCTTGGGGTCTTTTCCCCAAACAGCGTCATTGGCTGGTCTTTGTTTACGATTTTAGTCATAACAGTGATATTTATCGATTATTACTTGAATTTCTTCTTATACAAGTCTTCGAGGGTTTCCGAAGTAGACTTGGCTTCTGCATTCGAAGTAGTTGCAGGTTTCTGAGTTCCAGTCTTTTCATCAGTCTCTGCAACAGAAGAAGCACGGCTTACATCATGAGAACCACAGCTTGCACATACCATTGGGAATTTTTCTTCCAGACGACTCTGATAATCCTTAGTTAGGGAGATGAGAGTAACGATGCCAGTAGTTTCGGCATTCAACATTGTAACAATAGTTTCATCGGCTTTGTCACCCATCAACTTCTTGTAAGTAGTAACAGCATTTTCACGGAGAGAAGCAATGTGATTCTTTCCTACAGTTGCCATTTCCTTCAAGTTTGCAACTTCTGCATTCAGGTTAGTAATCTGTTCTGTAAGAGAAGATTTCTCTGTAGTAAGATTATCTACCGTTGTCTGAAGACTGTTTTTGGATGATACCAAGCTTTGAATACAAGAAATAACTTCTTCCTGAGTCATTTCTTTGCCTTCTGCCAGAGATAACATGTTATCTCCGAAAAGCTTTTCTAAAAATTCTTGCAATTCTTTGTTCATATTTTCTTTATTAGGATTATGATTTTCTTGGGTACCATTATCATTAAAAGAATCTGGAGTATTGTCCTTTTCTTGGAATGAGTTGAAGTCTGTTTTGTAGTCAGTAAAGAAGTACTGTTTGGACTTGTCATCCCGATATTCCTCATAAGAAGACCAGGTTCTTTTTGCAAAGGTTGGATTAATGATTTTACCATCTTCACCAATCTTTTGAGCAAATGAATCAGCTCCATGAGATACCAGGGATGTTTCCATATATCGAACTACCTCAGTAACTATTCTACGAACCATTTCACCTTTAGAGTCATAAGTACCAAGTTTTTGATAGAATTCACCATCTTCCATTCCTGGGTGTGATTTATCCCACTTAAACTGTACTGTTACCGAGTTACTATGAATTGAAGGAGGTTCCATAAGAATACCTCTAGCAATTCTTGGGTTAGCTTTACCATCAATCTTCAAAATACCGTTGATACCTGCAGGTATAGTAAAGCTTCCATCCTTATAAGACTCCTGCCACATTACTTGAGATACAGCTCCAATTGCATTACCAATATTTGTTTCATGGTCGCAATTTACTGTTTGCCCGAGTAATAGTTTCATGGAAGCCTTAAGTACTCCATTCTGACCAAAGTCAGTAGGATTCCAGTTCTTAGATACAATCGTTTCAGAAAGTAACCTAAACATTGGTTCTATGAACTCTTCGTCCTTCGGAGTAAGTTCCGATTTATCAAGGTTTGGATAATAGGTATTATAATCTATATCCCCTCCCCAAAATCCAAATTGAGCAATGGTATCCGGTGTCGGAGTCTTCCATTTGTAATAATTCTCTGAGAAAGCCTGGGCTCCAACTGCTTCTGGGATATACCCAGCCATAATGGTATGACCCTGGCCAATCACCATTGAATCAAGATGCTCTTTGTTTCTTTTAGTAAATTTACTCATCTTGCTTTTGTATTTTGGTCTCCACGAGATGGAGCCGGATTAGTTTTATCTCTTGACCTACGAGCAGATTGATTTTTATCATCTTGCCTTTGCTTCTTCTTAGTTCCTTCTTGAGGGTCTGAATTACCCTTAGCAAATTGGTCCTCAAGTGAAACTCTTGGTTCGTCTTCATCAGGAGAATCATAACCCATTGCCCAAGCATATTGGTCTTGGCTAATGATACCAGCCTTATATAATAAATCCAGATTTTGGATTTTATACTGAAGACCTTGTTGAACCTTAACTTCGTCGGAGATAGTTGAAGTTCCCCATGATATCTTTATTCCCTTATTATCAAAGCCTGCCAGACGCAGTTCTAGAGAATAAAGAAAATCCAATACATAAGTTACAAGCATTTGGATATTTTTTAACTGGCTAATTAACTTAGACAGCATTATACCCGTTGCTCCTTCTCCTGTTGTTGAACTAACTCCGATAAGGTTTCCATTAACTCCCAAACCATTTGCAACTGATTGCTGATTCATGTTCCAGGGTTTCTCAATATTACCAAGCTCCTTGGTAGTTGAATTGAGTTTAAACTCATGGTCATCAATATAACCCGTTACTATTCCGTCCTTCATGCCATTACGAAGATTTCTTTTCAAATCCTTTAGTGTACGTTCAAGACGATTCTGGTAAGCTTGTAAGCTTTCATTTGGATTCTGGTCTGGTTTAGTCATCTTAGCTTCCAAGAATCCTACCATACCAACCATTTCCATGATGTGTTTGAAGTTAACCTTCATATCATGTTGGCCTTTTAATGAATCCAATGCTGCCATAAATGGTGGAATCCCATAAGGTTCATCGGTATCATTAAACATACCAGCATACACATAAGTTTCTGGGTTTAGTTTGATATAATCTTGGTGCTTTACGAAGTAATTCTTATTCCTCTGGTAAGGAGAATATACTCCATTGTTCTCTCTTTTGAAAACAATGTTCTCGGGTCTAAGGAATAAGACTGTATCCAAACCATCCAACATATCATTAGGAACTCCTTCAACGGATATAGCTCCACTAACAAGGCATTGTACAATCATCTTATTAACTAGACCATCTATACCAGCAGTATACCTAGACCATTTCTTAGTAGCTTCAGTAAGATGTTTTCTCATCTTATCTGCTTCAGCATCTGAGTTGTTTGGGAATGTTACCGTATGACCAGTATTTGCCAACTTAAACATATCCTGCAAAGCAATGCCCATATCCGGATTTACCTTATATAAATCACGAATCAAAGGGATTACTTCAACACGAAAAGAAGGGTCTACCATTACGGTCATCCCTTTCAGAGTACTGAGTAAAGAGTTATCTTCATCCACTGATACTCTACCAGGAGATATAGCAGCAGCTTTTGGCTTGCTTGGCTCCTTGTTTGATTCAGGAGGTGGGTCTTTCTTTCTACCCCAACTCCAATTAAAATTGAGCTTTTTCATTTCGGTTGTACTATTACGTTAGTTTTTCCTTTTCTTATGTGATTACAGATTGCTTTACCGAATATAGAGTCATCTGCATATACATCCCCCTCTAGGTCTACATCTACTGTAGAATTATTAGCTCTATGCTTACCCATTGCAACTGGCCTACCTAAACCATCATATATGAAGGTATATGCTTCTTGAACAAAGAAAGGGTCTTTAACAGTGATATTATCTTCTCGAATATCCTGTTCAAGTCCCTCTACAATAACAGAACGGTTCTTTTGTGTAGTTAACCATCCTGGAGATTTATCTACCTCAGGTCTAGATTTACCTTTCTTCTTAAGCATTTTCTGATAATAATACAGTTTAGGATAACCTTCAGTTTGAAGAGCAGAAGTTACTGCTAATCCAACATCATTGGATTCTGGAGCAATGGTAGCAAAGTTAAACAAATGCCCTGTATCTCCAAGTAACCTTGCATACTTATCTACTGAAAGTCTACCTTTGAATACTGCTTGTTCTTCTCCTTGTTTATCCATGCAAGTAAATGCAGAGTAGTCAGAAGACCTACCAGTTGAAACGTCAGCACCAATGAAATATTCCTTATCTGGTGCTGGTTCTAAGAATTGCCGATATTGACCATTGAATCTTTTCTTAATAACCGGATAATCACTAAGACAGTCTTCGATAGCTTTTATGTCAGCTAAGTCGAAGACCGTATTTCCAGATGATAAGAAGTCACCATCAATTTCTTGTGCAGTTCTTTTGGTTCCCAAAGCAGAAGACATTTCATTGTACCAATTAATGTCTCGTTCTGGGTGCATTTGCCAATACAATCTGAGTGGGTTAAATGGATTCCCACCTGCAATAGCATCAACCCAAGTAGAATGGTAAAAGTTACCAACTCCATAAGGAGTGGAATTGATGATAGCAGCTCCACCAGTGGAAAGAGTAGGGAAAGCGGCTGCCCAAATCTGGGCTGCCCATCTAACTACTGCTGCTTCATCAATTACCAATAAGGATAGAGATTCCGAACGACCAGCTTCAGAAGACGTTGGGATAGATTCTATGAATGAGCCATTATCGAACTCTATCATTGATGCAGAACCATATTCTCCCGAACGTCCATTAATAATCGGTGTCTGTAAATACCATGGCAGGTTTTTGTACATGAACTTAATCTTCTTTAGTACCTTCTTTGCTGTTGTGTCCTTGATTGAGATAATGTTAATCTTCTTGTTAGGATGATACATTGCCAACCATAGGCAGTACATAGAAATAAGCTCTGTAATACCTGCCTGTCTGAACTTAAGCAGAATATTGAAACGTTCTTTTACGAAATTATACAGAACCGATTTTTGATACGGGTAAAGTTCGAATCTTACCTTTCCCCTCATAGGGTGTATCACATAAGTGAAAAGGCTAAAGTAAAAAACATCATTACTAACTTTAGCAAGTGTTGCTAGTTCTTCCCTTGTGAGAGCAGATGTGTTAGTTTCTATGTTAATCTTCTTTGCCATAATCAAAAGTTATATGTTACTGAAAACTCTAAGTCAGCTTTTATTCCCGAAAAGAACTTCGGATAATGAAAAGCATTTATACCGAGTTTATAATTGAAATTAGTAGTCTTGATTGAAAGGCCTGTCCCTATGTCTAACATTTGATTAAAGACCCTATATTTACCATAAACGTATGGACTTAGAGTTAGTTTTCTAATTCTTTTTTGAGTTAATTGACCTTCATACCAATTGTACTTATACTTATCTAAGTCCATGTTAAACATTCTCGTTGAATATGAGTTTGTTTCCTTGTTGAATAAACTTAGATTCAATTGGTTTTTATCCAAGGTAAATTGGACTAAAGAATCTTCTCTACTAATCCTATTCGAAGTAACCGCTGTTGAATCAGAAGCCTGAGGTTTAGTCGAATTGCTACTGTTTCGATAGAAGTCGTAGAGAAGAATTCTCTGGGGCTGAACCAATTGTGTATATGGAATTACGGGTTTGAAGTTCTCTTTCAGTTTGATTGTATCAGGAATGCCAATGACCGATGAATCAGGAAGTTGTCTGATATATGAATTCAGTTTGTAATTCCTGAAGCAAAGGTAAATAGTAAATCCTAGTAGCAAAAGTACTAAGGCATTCTTTAGGTTTTTCTTGTTCATAAGCTAACATATTAATTATCAATGACTTGGCATTCAGTTGCCAAGAGTAATACATACTTAATCAATTCAAAATCAATCAGTTACGTTCTTGGCTTGTTCTCCTTCTCCCTTAACAATCCCTTTTCCTTTCAGATTAGAATTATGTTCTATTGGCTAATAGTCTAATAGCTATAGGTAAGCTAAACAAAAAAGAGAAAATATATAAAAGAGAAAAAATAAAAATTCAAGGTATCTGGGCCTTCTTGATACATCGCCTAAACCAAATCCCAACTTCATATATCGAACCTTTGGCAATGGTATACCTTGCTTTGTTTAACCAGTAAAGGTAATTCTCTTGGTCAATGTAAATCTTAAACTGTTTGGGAAATCCCATGATTGCCTTGAAATCATTAATCCCAAGAGGGTATCCATCAGGTCTAAATTGCCTATCTGCAGGTCTTAAAGTTAGAGGTGGTTTATCTAATTCTAATCGATATACTCCCGGGAGAGTACTCATCTTAGCAGTCTTAATGGGCCATTTCTTCTCTTGCTTGAAAGCACTATTCCATAATACTTGAATCTTCTCAACAGTCAGATTCTTCTTTTCAGGGAGTTTTCGATAATCATACATCGCCAAAGTTTTTTCTATTGGGATATTATAATTACTCCCGTAAGGAGATACAAAGAGCAAGTCTCTAGTAAGTTTTGGAGTTTTTACTTGGAATACTTCATCAAAAGCATTCAAGTATTTCTTACCGGTTTTCTTATGCACTCCAATGATGATTAGACGTTTCCTTGATACTTGAGAGTTCCCATAGTCAGAAACTGACCTTTCATGAAAAATAAGTTTATAGTCCTTAAAGGTTAAATTAAAGAACTCATAAGGAAGCAAAGATAGCAAACGAGGTAAGTTTTCTATAAGAAAAATCTTAGGCTTGTAATAATTGATTCCTTCTATTACTAGACTTAAACTTCGGTTATCCTTAGGATTACCCAATTCTTTTACCTTTGAAAGCCTCATAATGGATGATGCTCCACAGTCTGGAGAAGAGATTATGATATCTATTTTCTCATCAAACTCCTGTAAACAATATCCCTTGTAGAATGGTATATCTCCAAAATTAGCTTTCCATTGCTCTTCTCCGGGAGTATGAAATACTCCTCGAGGTTCTATATTCCCTAATAGGTGCTTCCTAAAAGGGAACAATAACGCACCCTGACCAGCAGAGATACCTAATACAGTATATCTATTAATACTCATATAATTTAAATTTTATCAATATGTACAGAGAAATAACTTTACATGACTTACAGGTTAGAGTATATAGAGATGGTAAAACCATCCAAGTACTTAGATGTAACGGTTGGGTTAATTTAAAGTATAAAGAATCTCATGGCTATCCTACGATTACTTTAAAGAAGAACTCATTAAGAAAATCCTATAAAGTAAGTAGATTAGTAGCCTTAGCATTTATACCTAATCCAAATAATTTACCTGTAGTAATGCACCTTAATAATATAAGAACAGATAATAGGGCTGAAAACCTTCGTTGGGGTACACCTAAAGAAAATACTCAACAATGTATTAGGGAGGGTAGATTCTATTTTAACGGAGGTCATAATAAACTTAACCCTCGTAAAGTACGTAGAATCGTTAGATGTATTAAGCTAAAGAACTACAGTACAATACAAGGGTTGTGTAAAAAGTTTAAAATATCCAAACCTTCATATTATCGGATTAAGAAGGCTCATTTCTTGTAACTTCTTAGTTTTACATATTTAACCCAGGCATAATGTTTCCTAACCTTAGTATAATCCAGGTTATGGTCATTGTTATGGGCTTCTTCTTCAAAGCTTACATCATGATATCTTTCGCTTTGTTTGTCCCATTTAGCGAAGAACATGATGATTAAGTACTCGATTGCATACCACAAGTAGTAGAAAATCCACAACATCTCTTGCATTTGCTTGAGATGTATCTTCTCATGGTTGTAATCATATGCATCAAACTTGGCCCCTTTTCTTACAAAGACGATGCCGAATAAATTCATGGCTTTATACCCTTTGAAAGGTATAAATTTGTTGTAGATTACCTTCATTATATCTTGTTTTTAAAGTTTTCGTAAGCGTTTTTTAACTTCTGGTCATAGGCATTTTCAGCATAACCAGGACCATTATACTTCCGAGCAAAGCCTGCCCAGTCATGTTCCTTCAAGTTCTTCAAACAACTGGTATTATTCATGTAATAATACATCAATTTCAGCTGAGAAGCATGAGATTCTTCCATCTTTTTGACGAAATCAAAGACATTTTTACACCCACAATAGGCAAAATTGAAGCCCATAATCTGAAACATTCCCCAAGAAGCTGACTTTAGAGCACATTCTTCATCAATTTTCTTGGCAATTTCGAGTCTTTTGTACTCATGAGCTCCACCAAGATACTTAGATTTGTCCCATTTCGGGAAACAAATGGTAGGATAACTCTTTTGAGCAGCAACTGCCTTGTCCAAACCAAATTTGTTTTTGATTTCTTTGTACATGATGTGACCTTCGAATAGTATTTGAGGTCTACCATCTACTAAAAATCCCTCTCTGCCTGCTGCTTCTACCAGTTGTACTGCTTTAAGCAAGGCTGGTTCTAGTCCCAAATCATTGGCTAGAGCCACAATCATTTCATTAGTTAACTTATCCATAACGTTATATTTTAAAGTTCATTAAAGATTAGAAAGTATTGCTGAATACCCTGCTTGGGATGGTTCTTTAGGTTCTATTATCCTATATAATTTAATAATGTAGAAATATGGAAACTGAAAAATGTCACCTATGCAATGAACCTATCGACTTGCATCAGTACGAATTATCTAGGGCAATCCCTAAAATAATGGAAGCCAAACAACTTTGCTTTCATTGTGCTTTCTGGCATAACATTAAAGAAGAAGATGATAAGGTAAGAAATGATTTTTCGATGGAAATCCTCCCATTAATCACTCCGGATTATCGTCATTACACTATCCATCTTAATTCCTTATGGATAGAAGTTGGTACTTTCAGAAGAGAACGTATTAAAACTTCAGAAAATTACATTGCTATGATCACCGGAGATAATTCCATGATTATTAACTCATATAACAATTGGGGATTCCAGGGCATAATTCCAGAACACTCTAGAGGACTTTTTACTCCAAATGGATTAATCCTTACTCCTGTAGAACTTATGGAAATCTTAAGTCGCAAATCCTTTACCTCAGAGGATTTAAAATTTATGATTCAAAATTATACAGATAATAAATAATTTCGTATATTTGCATAAACTAATTATAATAAAGATATGAAAAAGAACAAAGAAACCAAAAAGCTAAAGGAGGGTGAAGAAGTAATTTTCTCTGATGGCAAAACCTTAATGGAGAAAGTAAAGGTAGAATCTATCGACAAGAAGGGTGGGTTTGCAATCCTGAGTAATAAGGTAAAGGTATCAAGAACACTCGGACCAAATGGGAATTATACCAGATTAGATGGTAAGCAAAGTGTTATCCTACCTCTATCGGATAAATCAGAATTGGATTACCAAGCATTCAAATCCTACTTCTCAATCAAGAGAAACCTTGAACTAATCGAATCCAAGATTAAGGATATGAAGGACAAAGACTTCAGTGAACTAATCGTAGAGTTAGATAAGAAGATATCCAAAATCGTAAATAAATACTTTGAACAATGACTCTATGGATTATCTTGGGTATAATATATGCTATCTGTATTATACCTGCCTGGTTTATGACCAGGGTAATATGCTCAATGCACAGATTAACTAGACCTGGATTCCTATTCCTAACTATCTGGTTAATCATGCCACTATTCCCAATTTATTTTATAATAACCTATTTAGAGAAGAAACATGAACCGAGAGATTAAGACTAAGAAGGTAGGTAGGCAAAAGAAGCTTACCAATCCTTGCCCAGTAATCAAGGGAGAAACAGAAGTAATGGTAGGAAGCCCAAGATGTATTACCTGCCAATGGTTTGAAAGAAAATTAGAGAAGAATGGAAGAGCTTACGTTCACTGCAATAGATTATAATTCCTTAGAGAATGGGATAATCGAAGGATTGGTAAGAGATAACTACTCAAAGATAAAGAATACTTTCTACAGGGTATTCGATAAAAGAGTAAAAAATCCCAATTCACCTGTAGGATTATGTGCTGATATAATTGAGGCTTCTAGATATAATGATGACCCAGATAGGATTCTTTGGAGAAAGGTAATTAAACCATGGTTTACCCCACAAAGGTTTAACCTTACCTATGTATACTTTGGATATTCTACTCCTTTAATCCAACATCTGAAGGAAGAAGTTCTAGATATAAATGGGAGGGTATGGTTCAAGGTACCATTAGAAAAACTTAAGGACCACGAATATCTTTTAAGACTTTTAGGAACAGCATTCTGGTTCCCAGTATCTAAAGAATATAATGCTGAACGTATTAAAATACTAGAGTGTGCCCTGGAAGATTTAGAGAGAATTAAAAGAGAGGGAGAACCAAAGCTCCCTCCTATTACCGAAGATGAACCTATAATTTATTAGAGTATGGAAGATATAGATTTAGCAAAGTTTACCCAAGAGGAAGAGGCAATCCTTAGACTTACTGAGGAAATTTGGAATAGATTTTTAGAATTACCTATCAACCATCCAATGGAAAAGGATGAGATGGCAATTAAGATACATGATATCCAAAGGATGATTATATCTAGGCCTGGATTTAGGTTGAATCAAGAAATGTTTAATCAGTATGGTAAAGGTTAAAGTGATAAGTGATAAACCTAATAAGAGAATCCTAAGATGTTCTGAAGGTAATATGGTTTGGTATCGGTTATGGATTAATCCTGAGGATATGATGAGAATAGAACCATTATTGGAGGGAGGGGATAGAATTTGGATGGAAGAACTTGAGATGTATTATACTTTCTTCTATGAGATAAGGAATGGTAGGAGGGTCTTAGGGAAGGATAGGGTTAAGAAGATATTGGATATCCTTTTATAGGATGAATGCCAGGGATGTTAGGTCTCTGGCTTCTTTGTGTGTTTTGGGGTTTGTGGGATAATCGGGGTACCTCTTTAAGCGAGGAGCGATTTTGGTGTGGTACTAAAAACGGGGTACCCTTAAGACGAGGTGTTAAAAAGTTTAGGTACTAAAAGGGGCTAACGGTTACGTTAAAATTAACATTCAAAAATAAAAAGTAAGGGACAAACATTTTTATTTGCTTTCCCTTACTTTTTATTTAGTTTATAAGTTCTTTAAAAAATCTTTTGTATCTTTGATAATCTGAATTAATACCCAAATTACACCAACAAATAAAAATACATTTAATAGCATATCATTTAATTACTTGAAATTTTTGACTATTTGTAAACCTTTTGTTAGAACTTCTTTTTTTGTGTCCTTTGTATTTTCGCTTGCAATACTTGCAAATGAAAAATCATTCACTTTGTAGACTTGCTTATAAAATTCTGTAAATGCAGAAACAAGTGTTTTTAGTTCATTTTGTTTCTTTTCTTCTTTCGCTTTGCAAATCGAATCAAGCAAAGAAAAAGTAGTATTTCTTAATTTCTTTCGATACGCTTTCTTTTGCTTTTCGTTCAACTCTGCAAAAAGACTTTCAATATAAATTTCGGTCTTTTTCCCTAAAGAAGTTTTTAAAAGTCCGTTAGTTTTTTCATTTAGACTTTTAAAAATACTATCAACTGATAATTTAATAGTGCTATTTGCTTTTGCTTGCGCTTTTGCTTTATTTGCACTAACTTTGTTTACTTTGTTGTTAGCAACTTCTTTTTCTACTACTACATTTTTTAATTCGTCCATAATAAAATACATTTAGTTTTTAAGTTTATTTTATTATATCCTTTTCTCTATAAAACTAAATGATTTATAAGAAAAAGAGAAAAGGAATAAATTAATTTTATATTGTTTCAATATGTCAAGTATCGCTTTTTGATTACATTACAAAGATACGATTTATATTTTAATTAGCAAAATTTTCAGAGAATTTTCTTTTTAAAAATTGTTAATCAAAATTTTAAATATCTCTTTGCTTTTTCAACACTACAAAGATAAGAAATATCTTTGAATCTACAAAACATTTATAGAAAAATTTTCGAGAAATATTTTAAAAATAATTTTTAATAATTTCGTATGAAAAATTTGCAAGTAGGTTTTAGGGGTTTGAATGGTGGGCATTGTTGTGGGCATTAGATATAGGTATATTGATGGATATAAGGTAGGATATAGAAGGGGTTGGTATAGGTACCACTTTAGAAAATTGGAGGCCCCATACAGTCCGGTAGTTATTATCTGTATATTATCATACATAAAGGCCATTAGGTGACTAGCAGGCTTTTATACCAATGCCATAGGCCATGCAGGGAGTCCTAAAGAACTAAGGCCTATATTAGGACATATGTAAGCCTTAGCAAGTCCCATGATGGCCTAGAGTTAGGTTACATAAGAAAAGCCCAGTACCTAAGATAGGCTGGGCTTATAGGGTGTAACGTAGTTAGCGAAGGTTTAAAGTCCTAGAGAACCTGTAATTAATGCTAATATAAATACTTAGTTAATAACTGCAAAAGCTCTAGGACCCTATTACCTATTTCCTAATAATTACCCTATTAATATTAATAACTATATTACCATTATCCGAGGATTTACCTTTCTTTAATAAATAACCTATAGTACCCATTGGTATATTATATTTCCTAATAAGCTCATCATAGGTTTTTGTATTTGCCTCTTCTTTAACCTTATTAATGAAAGCCTTAGTATATTTCCTTTTAATCCTCTTCTTGGGTATTATGGCTTTAGTACGTAAGGCCTTATATGGCTCCCAAGAATACAGATTAGGAAATAGTTGACTAAAGAGCTTATCTGAAGTAATACTTTTACGTTTACCTTCGGCATCTATTAACTTCATATGGGGTTTAACCTTAATGAATCTATTAGTCGTTTTATTCATTATCCTATGGTCTGAGTAAAACCTATAGGATGGAAAATTAGGATGTCTTCTGTGTTTCATATTACCTTGTTATTTTAATTAGTATATTATATAATAGTGCTTAGTTAGGTAATCGGATTAAGGTAATAATGGGGCCATTAGGGGTCTAGGATTTATCGGATTTAGGTACCCCAATAGGCTATTATTAGGGGCCTTTTAGGCAATTGGTTATATAGCCTTAGGACCTTGAGACATATGTGTTAGATAGCTATAGAGTAGTGGTGTTGTATAGTGATAGGGGGGCTAGGCCTAGAAGTTTGCCTTAATCCCAACACCCCCGGAAGGCCTTCAATATTGTATTAGTTATATGTATATTGATTATATGATATTAGGATTAAGATGTATCTTAGGTATGTATGTAACATAGTTAGGCCCAGTATGATTTTGTTTTATACTGGGCTTTAGTATTTATTTTGATATTTGTTTGGGGTTAGGTGTATCTTAGGATTACAGTTTCTAATAGGATTAGTAGGATTATCTGTAGGCCTTGTAGGATTAAGTATATGTATTTTTGTTTGTTGGTGGGGTTTGGTATTTGATGGTATATCTTATCCCTGTAGGTTAATGATAACCAGGTATATAGGATTACTGGGATTAGTAGTAGGGTTTTCATTTCCTTTTCTGTTTTAATTTGTTTTGGGTACGTAGGTGCTTGTTGAAGGTTGCACCTGAGTCTGTGTAGTAATTGGGGTTTGGTTTACCTGGAGTAGGAAAATGTTCATTCCATTTATCCTGGTGAGGTATGTATACTTGGTTCTTGGATTTCTTTTTCATTTTGTTTCTCTGTTTAGTAGGGTATTTTTGAATCCAATTGGTATAAGCTCTTGGGTTTCTATGGTTACGGAGTCGAAGTAATTCTTTATACCTTTTATGTTTTTGAATTGTAATACTCCTCCATCGCCATAGGTAGCATTTACTTGGTTTATAAGGTCCTGATAAGCCTTGTCTTGATTATCTTCTAGTGAATGGTATATGTTTTCTACTTGATTACCCTCTATGATTATTAAGGTTGTGATTTTTAGTTTCATTTTCCGTAATGTTTTAGTTGGTTGTTGTACTCTGGGTATTTATTCTCGTAGTAGTCATAGAGATATTGATATTCGTCATCTCCTGACCAGCAATCAAGGAAGTAATCATATTGTTCCTCGGTTGCCTGTGATGGATGTATGTGCAATGTATATTTGCAGTAGTGTTCCCATACTGTTTTGGGTTGGAATTTATTAGTTGGGAATGCCATGACTACTAAAGCCATGGCAATGATTGATAATATGATTAGTTTGGTTCTCATTTGATTAGGGTTTTAAGAAAGTTAATGGTTTTTTCGGTGAAAGTGTAAAGAGTTTCTGGTTCTTCGAGGAAGTTAAGATAATAGTCGATTTCCTCGGCATGTTCTTCCTCATCGAAGTTATCCTTGTAATGTTGGAATTTTTGCATGATAAGTGGTTTGTATTTTTCCTGTTCAAGGATAAGGGTTGCACCGTAGAGTACCATGTCTACTTCGTCTACGTTATAATCGAAGTATTGGTCATCGCAGCCTCTGAGCAAATCCATTTGATTGAGGATTTCCATTAGGTCAAGTTCCAGGGATTCCTTATCGGCATAGGTATATACCCAGAGCATTTCGAGTGAATAATCCGATATCTCCTCGTAATGTGGGTCATCCTCGGCAATTTCGAAGTCATATGTATTTTGGGCATGTGACATAGGCATTTGTCCTTGGATAGAGACAATGTGATAAGGGTTTTGTGCAATGATTGAGGCAAGGATTGAGGTGGATTTTAATGTTGTCATAATTTTAAAATTTTAGTAATTAATACTATTTTTATTTCGATATGCAAATATAAGAATAATAATTAATATATGCAATAACCTCGATTACCTACTGAAGCCTTATTAGGTCAACTATTTCGATGGATGAGTATGGCATACCTATTAATTCAGAGATTATCCTTTTGGTATGATATACATGGAGATGGTTTGGGTTTAGATTTTCCCTTGGGAATATTAGGTATGGCCTTAGTTCTTCAGTTCTGTATGTGATTATTAATTCCTCGCAGAACTTTTCATTTTGGCAATCAAAGGAGACTAAGAATTTAGACTGTTCTAGCATATTATTAATATTAAGCAATGAGTATTCTCATAAGTTAAAGGTTCTTCACTAGTAGGATGGGAGGATGCACCCATAATTAAGATGTTCCCTCCCATAATTAGTATAAGAATTATGTTAGGCTTCATTGGTGTTATGTTTACCTAAGTCCTCGAGGGTTTCCTGATGAGTGCATAAGTCCTCCATTAGGTCTTCGACGGTATCTTCCCAGGAATCGTATCCGTCAAGGCTATATTCGCTGATGAAGATAAAGAATGTATCCCCAAATAGTAGCCGTAAGACTTTGTCTGTTAGGTCTTCATCCTCATCATATAGTTTATTCTCTTCTTCGGCAGAAAGTTCGAGGGCATCATCGTTTAGTTTACTGGATATCTCGTTCAAACGATTGAGATATTTGTTGAGAGTTTCAAGGTCTTCCTGTGAACGAGTCTCTTTGAATTTAAGATAAGTTTTTGATGGTACCATAGTTAGTCCTCCTTTGATTTTAATGGTTCGGCAATTACTGAAATGAATCCTGCAGGATACAATGTATATAGGATACGATATCCGGGTTCATGTGGTGGTAAGAATACATTAAGTATATTCCTAAGTAATGGATAGAGTTTCCATTGATTATCCTCTAGGAATTGTTTCCATTCATCGATTTCGTTATCATCGTAATTGGCAGTTAATTGAATATGATACCGAGTATTATCCTTATCGAGAGGAGTAAATACGTTAGTGACTACCTCAATTTCGTTTGAAGGCTTTTTGTATTGGGTAATTGGATACCAGATACCTTCGTTTTTCCATTGATTGAGCTGGAATATTGTCATCCCAGATTCAAGTAAGTTGGTGAGTTTGTAAAGATTAACCATGTTGTTGTCTATTTTAAAATGAATAAATATATTTTATTTCTCACTACAAAGATAAGAATAAAATAAATAATATGCAAATATAACTGAGGTAGAGGCAGGACTCTAACCTAACTAAGAGTCCTGCCTCTGGGATAGATATGAAAACAACTGGTTAATCTTCATCTAAGGTCTCATCAAGTACTTCATTAAGAAGCTCTTTACGTTGTTCTTTTGGTAGGCCATCCAGAGTTCCCTTAATCCTATCTTTTAATACCCTTTTAAGTGTATCTTGATACTGACTAATAAAGGTATGGGCAGAAATAGACACTGGAATAAGTACTCTCATTTGTGTAGTAACATTACAGTTATTTAATAACTGGGATAACTCTTTGCGGTTTTCCAATGAATGTTGAATAACCATGGCGATTACATCTGGTTGTTGAACATCAGTACAACCTGAAGCATAGCGTACGATTCTATCAAGTGTTGACTCGGTAATGTCAAAGGGCATTCCGTTTAAAAATGGTTCCCTGAAGTCAGGGTCCATTGTTTCTGTTTCTAAAATAGCTCTGATTTTCATAATTTTACTTCTCCTATTCCGTTACTTCTCCTATTCCGTTAGCAAGTAAATAATCGTAGTACAAATGTACGTTAGTATCTCCGTAAGTCCTAATATAGGATTCAGCATCCTCTGGGTCTGCTGAGACCCAGGGATATTCTTGTATCTGTGCCTTATGCAATTGTAAGGCAAGTTCTTTTAATTCTTGTTCATTCATGATATTCTGAAGTTAAGTTGATAAATCCAATTGTTTCTGTCTAGCTTGGTGAATGATATAAATTGTCCATCACCATCGGTAAAGTTTTGCATAAATCGTACGCAGCCAGTAGCAATGATATTTTCTCTTAGTCTGTCTACTGTTACCAAGCTTTCGAATGTGAAAGTATAGTAGCAAGTTTCATATACCCAGATTTGATTGATATCGATGCAAGCTAGTTGGTAGTTATCGTATACCTTACTGAGTAGTTCAAATAGGTTTTCCTTTAGCATTTCATTTTCCTCCTCTGTAAGAGAGAAAGTGTTTTTGTTATTGATAAACCTTTGAAGTACCTCTTCCAGGTTCTGGATAGAGGATTTGGATGCTGTTGTTTTCATATTTTTATTGTTTAATTATTACACTACAAATATAAGAATTTTATTTTAAATATTACTATATTCTTACTTTTATTTTATAATAGCTGAGGTTCTACACACAAGAAAAGGCAGTGGGTTAGACTGCCCTTTAAGAAGTTCGATTAAAGTTTTCTTCGAAGTTTGTCAATAACTTCTTCGGTAAATTGTTTTACGAAAGCTGGGTCAGGTTCTGAACTACCTGGGTTGAGTTGTCTCCAATGAAATTTCATACTGGTTTTTAATTCCCTAGCCAGATTGTCAGCAGATATGTCAAAAGCCTCATTGTAATTGATAATCTGTAAGAGATTTTTTACGCACTGGCCCGCATCTCCGAGAGGAACTTTTTGTTCAATCATTTCGAATCCTTCTTCGTAGATTTCTACTGTATCAATGTAGATAGTATTACAGTGTTGAAGAGCATTGATTAAGTCTATTGTATTGACTTTATCATCGTCACTCATTTCGTTGGCTATTCTGAAAGCCTCAGTGAAAGCATCTAGGATTCCCTGCATATCGGGGTCCTGTTCTTTAATTGGAATACGTCTAATGACTCCTACCTGTTCGAAGGTTAAGTAATACTTGGTTTGCATAGTTATAAAATTTTAATAGTTTATTAATTCGATACAAATATAAAATATTATTCTTATATCTGCAAAAGAATTAATAAACTATTTAATAATTACTGAGGTAAAGCCCGGAATCTGTTTAAGTCCCAGTCGTACTTCCTGTCTCCCTTGTTAGTAAATATCCAAAGATAATGGTCTTTGTATTCCTTAGCAACGGTATTATACTTAGAAGTCTGAATAATGATACGATTTGGTTCATACTCAATTAATTCAGCATGTACTGTAGATATATGATGACTTTCGAGATTAAGTTTGGCTCTGAAGTCTTTAAGAAACTCATCTCGGTTTACACCATAATTATCTCCCACGAATTTAATGTAATCGTCTTCTACCTGTTCTAACATGGTAGATACTTTGAATCTAAATTTGTTCATCTCTATTATTTTTTGAGGGTTTGTAATTTCTCTTTCATCTCTTCGGCACATCTGGTAATGATATTAGTTACTGTTACCATACATTCATCATCTACGAAGGACATGATGATATCCATACATTCATCAAAGTAATTACGAATAGCCTTGGGATTATTCCAAAGCACATCCCAGTTCTTGCAGTAATTGAATCTGATAATCTGTATGTATTCATCTATGGTTATTTTTCCTTCTGGTAAATACCCATATACCTTAGAATACATACTCTTGAAGTTATCTTCTATCTCCGGATTCAACTGGAACTCAGAGGGCATACCCTCATAAAATGATTGGTCAGGTATATAGTATCTGAAAGCAAATTCTTTGTCCGTTCGAGATTCTATACCTGGATAAGACATAGCAAATAGTACCGGTATCTTATAAAGTAATAAGTCTGGTACTCTATCATATACCTTATAATGTCGTTGATATTCCCTGTAAGCCTCTACCCAGATACGGTCATCATAGATATGAAACTCATTGAGCAATGTTTGTACTCTACCTTGAAAGGTTTGAAGATAACTGCTAAGAGTAATGTTATAGCAATTCTCTAAGCCTTCTACTTGTCTTAACTTAATGAAGTCAGAGCATTTGATGACTCTGAGTTTCTTTTTCTTTCTGAAGAATTTGAACATGTTGTTAAAATGTAAAGTTAATATATACGGTTTGAGAACCTTTCATGAGTTTTTCATGATTAGTATCATCGAATTTCCAGCAGGAGTATTTACCAGCTAAACGGTTATATTCTCCTCTGACCCATACTGGTGCAGTATCCGAGGGTTTGAGTCTAAAGTAAGTACCCTGATTAATGTTCTTAATCTTAGTCTCCTTGTGTTCTTGGTTGAATGTTTCCATATTTTTGTCTATTTTTAAAATTGATATGCAAATATAATTCTTTTATTTTTAATATGCAAATCTGTATATACACAACTGAGGCCACCAATAGTAGGTAGCCTCTTTAGTTATCGTCTTTTGTTAAGGAATGATGATGCAATTGAAGGAACTTCTTCTGCTTCTATTATTTCCTCATCCAAGTACCTATCCATTTCTGGGTCTTCCTCATCTGGGTCAATCCTCATTTCTATCTCCCTACGCAATTCATGATGTTCTTTAGAGGATACTTCCATTGCAGCCTTATAATTATCCGTAATCTGATTAAGTTCTTTCTTGTTCAGATTAAGTCCTTCTTTAGAGGTATCTACTCCTTCTTGCTTGGTAGCTACTACTTCAGGTAGGCTATTGATGTCATACTTCTCTTCCAATAGTTTGGCCTCTTCAGTCTTAGATAGAACCTTCTGAGATTCTAATACAATTGTTCTTGCCTCCTCTATAGAGATGGTATCTACTGGAGCACCAAGGTTATTCTGTTGATTGAATTGATTGAATATATTGGTTGTATTGCCTCCTGTAAGATTACGGATAATAGATTGCAAGGATGTAGAGGATTCCAGTTTAAGCTTCAATGTCTTATTTACCTCAGCAGATATAAATGGAGTATATTTACCTCCTTGAGAATCTCTTAAGATTTGCAACTGGTGGGATATCTCCATTCTATCCTCTAATGCCCATGCTAGTTGTTCTCCCAGTAACGCGTTAAGTAATTCTTCCTGTTTATCTTTATCCCATATTCTAGAAGACAATAATCTGTCTCTCATGAATACTCGTACATATTCTATATCAATCCCTAGTCTATTAGAGAATGAATTGATATCATAGGTTACTCCACACAAAACACCATTACCCATTAACCATTGATTAATAAGGTAATTCTGTACCTTAATCAATGCTTCCTCTTCATGTGTCTTCTGGTATTCTAAAGCCATTGCAGTAGTACCCATAGGACGAGGGAATCTTGTTATCTTATCTTCTTTTGCCATATAAATAAGCCTTTCTTATATCTTTAGATTCATCATATCCTACTAGCTCTAACTTATAACATACATAGCAATTAATACTAAGGTTATAGAAATATGCCTTATAGGTTTTCTTTTTCACTGCCAAATTAAAAGAATCACCAGAGACATAATCCCTGGTGAAAATTAATTTATCACATTTGCCTATCGGAATACTAAGGCAAAGTTTCCAATCCTTGGCAATAAATTTATTGCCGTGAAGGTCTAGGATTTCCTTTGCCATGACTTCCCTTTTTATAGGTAGATTGTTTTTTGTCTTGTTCATTGAGGTATTCCTTCTTCCTTTTTTCAATGAACTGTTGGATATCTGGGAACATCTTTGCTCTTAAAGGTACTACCTGAGTAGCAAAGAAAGCATTCCATAGGTTCTGTGTAAATCCTTCACCTACTTTAAGCTTGGATATTGCCCAGAATTTACTTTCGAAATTCTTAATGATTTCCTTGAACCGATAATAATATAACTTATGAGTCTTAGGGTTAATGCCAATGGTAGTAGTTTGGCAATAATCTAGAAACTCTTTACCCAATTCGGAAATAAACTCTTCCCTTTTGAAGTCGTAATTCTCTTGGTCGAGTTTAAATAACTTTACGTAATCTATTGCTTCCATATATTTACTCTTTAATTGTTTCTAAAGGATAAGCCTTTAGTGTTACTTTCTTGGTTGCATCCTGGACCTGAAATAAATATCCTCGGTAATTATCCTCATAATAGGAGGACCAGATTGCTTCCTTTACCCTGTACCAATCTAAAGTCTTGGCACCTTTGGGGATTCCTGTGATTAATAACATATGAGGGTTTTCTCCCACTTGAATGTTAAAAATATCCTTGCCATCAAAGTTACCTATTACTACATAGTCCGGAAAGGTAGGGTATTCCTTTAATTTAGGGTAAGGTACACCCAAACTATCTACTATGGTTTCAGGCTCTATGATTTGATTCTGAAATCGGATATTTAGTTTCGATTTACCTATGTATAGGTCTTTGACTATATTCGTGAACATATGTAGATTATTATATGGGTTATACCTTGGTCCTTGAAGTTATTTAGGTTAGTTGCCTTTTCCTCAAGTTTCCTTAGTGTCTTTCTAGAATCTGTACAGATTCTTCTGGTTGGATTTCTAACCAGCATCAGAATATTCTCTAGTGCAGGTTGCAAAGCATTAACTGGTCCTGCATAAAGTATCTCATGCTTCTTCCCACTAATTACATTGTATTGGGTTTTATAGGCATACTTACCTTTGATATAAGTTACCTCAACCTTTTCTATTTCTTCTTTTCTTATGTTTCTTACCATAACCGTCTTTATTTACATAATCTGATATTTCGTCTAATTGTCCCAAGAGTAATGCCTGCACAAATATAGGTACAGGCCTGAAAAAGAAGTTTCTTATGTTACTGGTGTTAATATACCAATCGTATACAATAAAGAACTTCTTAATCTTCCTATGTTTAAGTGAACGTTGAACTAAGTAGGTTTTAACGCATCTCTTATGCAACTCCACCAACTCCTTGTCTTGCTTTAACATCTCCTTTGCAGAGAATATAGTGTAATCCATTTTTATACCTTTAGAAGGTTAATACAATGAGGAAGGTACTCTGATATTGGGTACCTTCCCTGAGAGGTAAAATCAAGCAACTTGTTCTGGCTTAAGGACTTTATTCCTGAAGTCCTCATATGCCTTGGCAGCTTTCTTGTATTCTTTGGAGTTTTGGTCCTTGATACGAAACATTTCCCGTTCAAGTCTGTGAAGTTCATTGCGGGTTTGTTGTCTCCATTTCTTCCGGGCCAAAGTATCCGTAACATCTTTTGGGTATACGTATTTTACTTCCCGGTTCGAGATTACCTTTTCGATAATGGATGGTTTCTGTTGTTTTTCTACTTCCTTGATAACCTGTTCTTTTTTGGATTTGCCCTTTGGAGTTGGGTCTTCAGGTTTGAGAGGAACCAATTTGGCATCGGCAAATTTCTTGGCAGCATCTTTGGATTCTTCTACCAATTGAGCCTTAGTCTTTTTGGCTTTGGGAGTTTTAGACTTGGATGTAGCATCCTTAATTCCTTCTAACTGTTGAGCAACTTTGTTACTGATAAGGTTAGCAACCTTGTTTTCATTCTTTTTCATAATGTCTATATTAAAATGATTAAATAGTTAATTAATTATCACATTGCAAATATAAGAATAATATTTTATATAACAATAAAATAAAAAGAATATTTTTAAATAGCTGAGGTTAATCAGCTAGGAAGTCGAAGATCTCTGGTACAAAATCGATTTCATTCTCTGGGTCTGAAAGGTATTCATCCATGTTCTCGTTATAATAATCGAGTTCTGATTTAGCCTTGGGAGCAGGTACAAAAGGTATACATTTTTCTGGGTATCTTTCTGCAAACTTAATGGCATCTTGATAAGTTAACTTCTTATCAGTATAGAATTTTACCCATGTATGGGAGTATCCCACTCCTTTTCTAGTAACTTCGTATTGTTGATATCCAGAATTACTTATCTGGTAGATTTGATTCTCTGGAATGATTTCTATTTCTACCTGATATTCGTATATTCTTTTTCCGAGTTTGTTTGCCATTTCCTGAATTGAATCCATTAATGACTTAGGCTTATCTGCAAATGAGAAACTGTATTTAGTTTCTGGTACATCGTTCTTTTTAAACGACGGAGCAGGATAAATCCTGCTTGCATCGGGTGTAGGTTTTGAGCCTATAGCCAATCCAATTAGTATAAATCCTGCTAACCCTATGATAGGTAGTTTTCTAAGACCTGAGTTCATAGCCTGTGGTTTTAAACTTGTTTCTGATATTAGAAGAAACGTATTTACCCTTGGATTCTGCTAGGTGTAATTCATTGCAGATTTCTTTAGGTACACCATCATAACGGTAAACTTTGTTGCCTTTAAAAGCAATCCAAAGTTGTTTGTTTTTGGAGTCGTATCCGTAGCCTTCAACGTTTGAGGATTCGCAAGGAATCATTTCAACTCCAGTGTTCAATTCAACTGATTCTAAGTATTCGTTCTTGTCCATTTTAAATTAAATTATTAATGTGAGTTCAGGATGAAATTTATTGGTTTCTCTGTGTAATAGTTCCCATGCTCCGTAAACTCCTTGGGATAAATCATGTATCCATTCGTCTTCCATTTTGAATAGGATATGAGAACAGATGTATAATTGATATTCGTTCAGAGTCTTTATCAATTGAGGCATTTCGTATATCTCTTCGTAAATCTGAATATGATGATTGACTGAATTAAGCATCTCTTCATTGTTTATCTGTAACAACTTCCTGAGTAAATCGGGTTCTATTGTAGTGATATTATTTTTGATATTAGTCAATGCCTCAATTTGAATCTGAGCAATGTTCTTTACTACCTCTTTGGTTTCTGCATCCATTTTTTAATATTTATTTTCGTTATACAAATATAAGAATTTTATTTTAATAAATAATACTCTTTTATTAAATACTGAGGTAGAGGTTGTCTATCTAGAGATAGCTTCTTCGATTTTCTGTTTGATTGAATCAGGGAATATTACATCCTTGTACCATCTCATGAAGAACTTAGAAGGCTTTTTCTCGGAGTTGAGAAGTAATTGTCGTTGTTCTGCAGAGAACTTTAATCGTTCTTCTTCAAGCATAAACTTAGGGAACTTTGTGAACTCTGCCTGAGAGAAGGATATGGTTTTCTTACCAACAGAGGCCCTTAACGGTTTCTTCCTTTCTTTATAAAGGTACGGAACAATTTTCTTCGATGGTCCACCAAGGATACTAAAGCCGAAGATGACCATTGGGTCAAATTTATCTGCCTTGGGGTCTTTGGCTCGTTTGATACATCTTGCCATCCAGGAGTATGAGTTAGGATATTGCTTGTTGTCAGTGGCTTCTCCCACATCCTTACTGTTGAATTCGAATCCTGGGAAATGAAAAAGAAAGTCCTCTGTAAGAATAAAGACAAACCCTAATTCCCTTAGATACTTAATAATCTCTTGTTGGCTCTTACCTTCTTCAACCATTTTCTCTACATCTGCCAAGATATCTTCTCTTGGTGATTCAGTAAGTTGTTTACTCCCAGTAGAAGGTCTTCCTCTTCCCACTGATTGCTCCTTGATTGGTAAGTTACCCACGAGCTTATCTAAGTAATTCTTAAAGTTTTCAACATCTTGTTTATTTGTAAGAGTTACCTCTATTCTTATAGGTCCATTATGTTGTACCTTAGGACCTGAATTCATCTCGGTATAGGCATCTACCAATCTATCTTGAATGTAGGAGCCATTTTCCTCGAGAGTTGTGATACGAAGTTTGGGTTTATATACTTTTTCTTCCATAAAGTCTTAGTATTAAAAAGAAAGGCCTGAACAAAAGTGATTTGCCAGGCCTTTACATCATTAACGAATACTTAATAAGATATGAGATTAATCTTCTTCTTTTTTGGCCTTCTTTTTCTTTTTATCTTTGGCCTTTTTGTCCTTCTTTGCAGGAGCAGCCTTTTCAGTAGCTTCTGCCTTTTCTTTCTTTTCCTTCTTGGGTTTTTCTTCCTTCGGAGCTTTACCGGCAGCCAGTCTTCTCTGTTCAGTACGATATTTTTTCTTTTCATCGGAAGTCATTTCCCGACCATCAATGAGAGGATAATCGTATTTGGTAACTCGGCCAGCAGATTCCTTCTTTTCTTTTTTCTCTTTTTTCTTTGAAGCCTTTTCATCTTCTTTGGCTTTTTTCATTTTTACCAATTTGGCTTCGTTCTTTAAATCCTTTTCAGGATACTGGGCAGCGACTTTGTCTCTTTCCTTGTTGAGCTTATTCAAGAGTTCAGTAACCTTTTTACCATGTTTCTTGTCTTTTGACCAATCCTTTTGAGGGTCCAAGTTGTTCTCTTTGAGATAAGCATCCAATGCCTTTTTAGCCTTTGAAAGTTCCGGAGTCTTATTAGCCGGTTTGTCTTTCTTCTTGTCTTTCTTCATGTTTCTAAAATTTTTAAGTGGATTGAAATTTCCTTAGTAATTATCCATAGTTATAATATCCTAATCGAAGTAGGGATTTCCTTAATTTCTAGGATTTCTATACTTGCATTTTCAAGAATGGCTCCAAGTTCTAAGGCATCCTTTATCTCTTGCTCAGTAAGATTGACAAAAGTTTGTTCTGCAACCATTTCTCGTCCATCTGAATAATTAACATATTTAAACTTTACAGTACTGATAGTACCTTTTAGTTTTTTATCTAGCCTACCCTTAAAATCCTTAAGCCTACGTTTAAGATATTGAAGGTGAATAACATGGGTTTGATATTTACCTCTCTTATGAGGAGGAGTAACCTTAATCATATACCGAGTATATTCCATATCTTTTAATACGGCTTGAATACCCTGTATGATGGTTCTTAAATTCATTTCTTCCATGATGGTCTTGGTATTGGTTTATTTTCGATTGCCATTTCGGTTAGCATTTCTTTGGCTTCTTTAATAATTAATTCAGAGAGTTCCCTTTCTTCATTCGATAAGGGAGGGTCCATATCTTTATCTTCTAGTGCATTAGTATAATTCTGAATAAGATTATCTAATGCAAGAATAGTTATATTCTTTCTGATTTCTCTTTTGTCTTCCATAACCTATAAAATAAATAAAGCCTACTACCTTCTCAGGCAATAGGCTCCCAACATAATTTTTGAAATACTAATAAACTATGCAAACCATTAGCGATGTTCTCGCTAATAAGTAAGGGATAGAAGTTTAATCTTCGTCTCCGGCTTCCTCTTCTTCGCCCTTAGCCTTTTTAGCTTTCGGGTTACAGATAATACCGTGTCCTTTTTTGGATTTTACGGTTAGATTGCCCGGTACGAATGTTACGGATGTAGAAGTTGGTTTACCGTCGATGACCAGAACTGATGTTACCACCACTCCCTGATATCCTTCTTTGTTCTTTACTGCGTAACCGTAGTTCTGAACTTCGGATTTATCATTGATTTTGATAACATCAATTTGCTTGCTGTTTGGACGTTGCTCTGCAGGACGGTTTTTCAAAGCTTCCATACGAGCTTTACGTTTTGCTTCTTTTTCAGCATCTTTTTCTTTGCCACCTTTCTTCTTGGTGTCTTCTTTTTTCTTAGTTGCCATAATCTTTTAAGTTTTAGTTTTATTTAATAGAACAATAGTTATTTCTTATGATAAAGGTGGGCTATTGCTTTAGCCCAACCTTCATAGCCGGAGAATGAATTACTTCTTTCCTTTTTTGCCTTTACCTTTGGCTTCTTTCTTTGCCGGGAGTTTGAGACCCAATTCTTTGGCAATTGCTTTGCGAAGTTTTTCGATATCATCTTCTTCAAAGTCATCCGGGTCTGTTTCGAGATCTTTGTCATCGCAAACATCTTCCAGTTCTTCGAAGTCCATTTCGGCAAGAGCTTCACCGGTTAATTCTTCTTCCTCTTCGTCTTCATCTTCGTCGTCGTCCGAGTCTTCATCATCCTCGTCATCTTCATCTTCATCTTCATCATCAGAGTCCTCATCGTCGTCATCCTCATCGGAATCTTCGTCATCGTCCTCTTCTTCTTCCTCGTCTTCGTCGTCATCATCTTCCTCTTCTGAAGCAAAGAAGTCTTTTGCTTCTTCGGCAGACAACATAATAGGAGCCGGGATAATTTTTACTGAGCCATCTTCGTAAGTAATGATGATTGCACCATTAATCTCTTTGCGAGATACTTCCTTTAACTCTACCTTTTTGGTTTCTTTTTTCTTAGCCATTTTCGTAAATGTTTAAATGTTAATAATCAATAGTTATATCACTCTGTTATAAGTTTCTTGTATTTTCTTTCGCTTCCCGTAAGATAAGCAAATGCAATATTATATTGTTTTACCTCATCAATTACGGTCTTTAGTTCTTCTTGAGATTCTATCTTTACATCTTCTGTATCGATAACTTCATCTTGGTCATTATAGGTATTAACCTTAAAAGATTTACCCATGAACGGATTTAATTGTTTATGTACCTTTACTTCCGGTACTGGGTTTTTAGTTTTCATTGCTGTATTTAATTTTAATTATTCCAGGAATACCAACCTTACCAAATACTTCGGTATAGAATTTGTATTTTGGATTTTGCATTGATTTATAGTTATCGGCTAATCTCATGGGAAATACCCAATATTCATTTTCTAGCATCCTGTTTGTCATAATGTAGGCATATTTGCTTCTCATCCTATATTTGCTTACAGGAGTGAATCCTTGAAATCTTAAAGCTTTTACTAAGAACCTTTCTTTTGGTTGCCATCCCAAATGATTTAAGGATTCATCATAAAAGATATCAAGCATATCCCTTTGTGCTTTGATAAATAGTACTTTCTGTATCGGGATATCTAATTTCTTTCTTAGGTACAAGGCCAAGGAACATACCAATGGTGGATATTGCAAAGAAAAAATATTATATTTATGCTTTTCCTCTTGACTCAGCCTGTTGTAAATCCTGTAAGATAGCAGAATGGATTTGTATTCTCTTCTTCCGGATATACTTGGAAGATATGCCTTCCCGTTGTCCATACAATTTTTGTGAGTACCTTTCATTAAATACCTTCTTTCCTTTTGATTTAAAGACCCGGTGCATTTGAACCATGAACCTTCGTCTTCTGTGTTTATCAATTTTATATTCATCCGGGATAATAAACTTCCTGGCTTTTACTAATCTCCCTTTATACCAGAATTTAGTAGAACCAGATTTATGTCTTAGACCATTCATATCTTGAAGTATTCTTATCCCTTGCCTAAGTAATTTCCTGCCTGATATGATATGAATATATTGAAGAACATCTACTCCGTACATATAAACCAAAGTCTTTTTTATTTGATACCTTGTGAAATAAGGTATACCGGTTAAGTGTTTCCGATATAAACTTTTTTCGGTAATACGTTTGTTGGTGGTATCTGGTCTCCATGTCCATATATAATATCTATCTTTTCGGATTGGTTCCCTACTACTTTCCTTTAGCTTTACCATTACTCATAGTCCTCCTTGCAGTTCTAAACCAAAGTGTTATTGATTTATCGTTTGCATCTGGGAACTTCTTTTTCATCCTTCTAGTTACTCTTTCTAAATCGTAACCCTTTGCAACTAATGACCATACATAGGATTTCTTAGTTCCCTTGATGAGATTAAATTCATCCCTTTCTCTTGGTGGTTTCTTCTCCCTTGGCTTTTTTATTCCCGGAACCCTTTTTGATTTCCTTTGCCCATTTTCCCCTTCTTCTCCGAGAAACCCAAGCCTTAATTTCGAATTCCTTAGAGGGTCATCCTTTGAATAACCTATGTTCTCTAATTGTTTATCCATCCAATCATCATATTGGTCAATTAATGATTTGTCTGGTTTATTGGTTGACCTTTCGATATAACCAATTAAATCGAAAACTCCAGCAGCACATGCATCAGGGAAAGGCATACCCAATACTATGGCTTTTCTTTTTAAATCCCTGTAAGTCATATTCCTCCCGGCTGAACCAAGGAAACTGGCTTTTTCTTTTGAGGGTGCTGGTTTATTCTTTTTGTTCTTTCTCATATCTTTTATTTTAATTTGTTGCAAATATAATACTTTTTATTTATATAAAGAAATATTTCTACTTATTTTTATAAAAAGCTGAGGTATCTGATATGCGTTCAGCAGCCGTTGATTTAGGCTTTTTCTTCCTTTTCTTTTTAACCTTATCAGCATTGAAGGCCATATCAAGTTTCTTAATACTGAATTCTATATTATTCACTTGATTATAGTTAACTGCTTTTTCCACGCAGCATCTGTACTCAGGCCAGAAGCGTTGTCCTAATTTTACATCAACTGTTTTAATCATAAACTTGGATACCATAAATCCAAATGTATCTGCATCATCTTTCTTTTCGAATACATACATATAGAATCTACTAAATTCACTAACTACCTCATCTAAAGGTCTTACTGGCATTAGCAAATATCCATCTGTATATAATTCTTCTGATATTAAGCATACCCAGTATTTCTTTTTTCCGGGTTTTACTTTATATCTAAACCTTTCTTTCAGTTTTGTGTGCATCCATTCTGGTACTCGGTTTAAAAGGTATTTAATGTATATCTTGTCCTTCTTATTCAACCGCCTTTTAAATGCAGAAGGCTGTTGTAGCATTCTTGGTAGAATCCTAAAGTTATTCCACCTATCGAACTCTAGAATTAACCTCATTGAATCTAAGTCCCAGGGGTCTTCTGATTCTTTGAGTCTTTTCATATTTCTTTCGATATTACTATTGCTTACCTTTGAGAGTAAGTTAGAAGAGTCTCCAGTATATAGACTAGCTTCTTTCCTTGTTAATCTCTTTTCAATACATCCTTCAATAAAATCACAAAAGCTTCGTTCGCAAGGGCAGTCAGGTCGAAAAATAGAAGTGTGTAACTCGAAAAAATCAGAGAATAATCTGAAGAACTTTTCTGACCTTTCTCTGATTTCTAAATACTTGTAATGTGACAACTTTAAAATTTCACCAGCTTCCCATGAGGATTTGCTTTCTGATAACTGAAGGAATAAAGACTGCCTCTCTATTTCGTTTAAGCAGTCCCAAGCTTTCTTCTGAGCATCGTTCATATTAATTCCTCCTAAAATCCATTATTCTATCTATTGATTCACTTGTTATCTCATTTGGGTCATAATCTTGGGAGTTAGCATATAACTTATCTGGGTCATAATTCTGGTACACGCTATAGATTACGTTATCAAAGGGTAACCATATTTCCATTTTACCCATTTCCGGATATAAAAGAAGTTGTACCATTTTATTTATGTGGTCTATACCTAATACCGTAGCATCTATTCCTTCGTAAGGATAACCTTTGAGTACTAAGTAATCGCCTATCTTAACATTCATCAAATCGTCTACAGAATATTTCTTTCCTTCTTTTGCCATCCTCTTAAACCTTTTAACATCCTTTCTGGTACATGTAGCTACCAATGAGAAATCATCAAAGTCTTCAGAATTATCTATTCTAGCTTTCTTCTTTCTTTCATGAAGAGTCTCTGTAGACTTTAACCAAGTTCTTATACCTGATATACTTCTCTTCAGTTTGTTTAGAAAAGGTCTAGAGTACGCTAACTCTGTAGGCATCTTGATAAAACCATAATTGAATAAGATAGGTACTTCTTCGAATATCATCTTACCCTTTGCGGTTTTCTTTAAAACGTTTATCGTAGGGATAATGGCACGTACTTTTTTATATCCCTTTTCTTTAAGTTCTTTATTAATGTTCTGATAATACTTTCGTTCTATGTAGAAAATACAATAAGAATAAGGGATACGTTTCATATTATTTCTTTTTAATGATTAACTTAGCTTGCTTATGTACTTGCTTATAATTAACATTCTCCAGAATATCACTTGCAAGAAATACATAAAGATTAACTGAAGTACTGATTGACATACTGGGTTTTTTAGATTGTACCCATATAAAATCTCCCAGAGTACCAGGTCCCCCTTCTACTACAAAGAAAAATTCATTTGCAGGCATAGAGTTATACCTCATACATAATATAGGGAGTTTATTTGCCCTTTTAGCATCCTTACTTGCTTGTTCCCAAAATCTTAGGATATCACAAGTTTTGTTTCCAAGCAGTACATGTTCGAATTTGATATCTTTGTAGTTTTTACATTCGATGGATATCTTACATCGATGAGCATGTTTTTCATCAGTACAGGTTAAATCAGAAGTGGCATCCTTATTAGAATGCCAAGCTCCTGAACCTGCCCGATTCCTCTCAAATTTGAACCCGGTCCACTGAGTAAACCAGGCTCCTATTTTTCTTTCAAATCTTGAACCCTTATTTTTGCTGTTTATTGACATAACAAAATTTATCTTTATACTTAATAAGACCCTTACCTTTCAAGATTCTACGAACTGAAGAGATATGAATCGGTAATATGTTAGCTATCTCCCTTACACTCAAACCTTGGTTATAAAGGTTATGTACATCGTTATAATAAATAATCTTATTTGGAGTTGGTAAACAACCATCAAACCAAGCCTGTAAGGTATTATCTAACTCGGTGCCCCATTTAAGATTTTTAACTCTGCAATCCCTTTTGTTATTATTGAGGTGCATTACTACTGGTAGACCATCCGGGTTAGGAAGGTAAATAGTAGCTACTAAACGATGTAATAACCAAGATTTTAAATCTATCTTACACTTTAGATAACTATCGGGTTTACCATCCGAATATACGGAAATCCTTACCCATTTAAAATCCCCAAGATATCTGTAAACTCTACCATTTTTAGAAACATAATACTTATGACCTGGTACATTGGGTTTCCATTTAGGCCTAAGTATTATGTTTCTACCATGTTTTATAGCAGAGTATAAATTACTAAAAGTTTTCATCTTCCTGTCTTGTTAAAGTTATATATCCTTATAGTAAATTATAACTACTTAGGCCATTGACTTTTTCGACTTGCAAGATTTTCGTATTTGATAGAGGAAGAGAATCTAAATGAGTAATTAAGAATAGGGTTTTATCTGCAAAAGTATGTCTGATTAAAGAGGTTACTACTTCTACATTATCAGAGCTTAATGATTCGAATACCTCATCCAAAAAGGCAAGGTTTATACCCTTAGACATTGTAAGAGATTCATTCATTGCAAATGCCATTGCCACATTTACCAATTGTTTTTCTCCACCGCTAAGTTCATCGTAATCAATAATTTGCCCATCTCTTTCAATTAAAGTAAAAAATTCTTTTCTAGCAGTACCCAGGTCTATGTTAAATTCAATCCTAAATCCCAATACTTGAGAGTATTTATCAAGGGTTCTATTTAACATATCCAGTGATGAATCGAATAAGTAAGCCTTTATTCCGTTGTTACCGAGAGGGTCATTGATTAACCAATTGTAGTTTTCTAACTCCAACTCTTTATTGTGGTAATCCTCATCTACCTTACGAAGAGTTTTTCTAATCTCTTTAAGTTTCTCTTTATATTTAGGAGACATAACCTTAAGTTTCTCTTGTTTGAGCTTTTCCAACTCCTCGTCAATATCAGCAATATCAGAAGCAATATCATCGCATTCTTTTTGAAGTCTCTTATACTTCTCATTCGTAGTTCTCAACTCATCCAATCTACCCAGAGCATCCTCATATTCTTCTTGTAGTTTGTCTGAGTTTATAATTGCTTTATAGATAATATCTACGCTCTCTTTAGCACGTTTGTAGTGGCCTTTATCTAACTGTATCTTGAGTTTCTTTACAAAATCCGGTAATGATACTCCTGAAATATTACGGTTGTGTTTTATTTTAGATTTAAGACCATCTACATAATCAGTATGTTTCTTAATCTTAATCCTAAGACTCTGCTCTACCTCGTCCTTAAGTTGTTGCTGTTTTTTAATAAGTTGCTTAGTTAGGTCTTCCCTATCTTTCTTTAATTCTCTACGTTCTGACTTTATTTTTTCTTTGAAACCTTTCTCTCTATCACGTAAATCAAAGTAAGCTTCCTTATTTGCTTCAAGTTCTTTCTTTAATAAAGCAGATTGGTGTTCTACTTCGTTTGCCTGAGCTAATAGGTTATTTTTATCCTGCATAGCTATACCTTTGGCAATGTTAAGAAATTCTAAATCAAATACTTCTTCGAATATCTTCTTCTTATCTGAATTAGATTCTTGTATCAATCTTTTAATACCCTGCCCAAACATAATGGAGTTCATGAATAGAGTATAGGATAAACCAAGTTCTGCATTAATGGCATCTTGGAGTTTATTCTTACCCTTTACATTCACTACCTCGTTGTCTTTCATAAGGATAAGCCTATCTTTACCTTTAGCTCCATCCTCAAGAACTATATTGCATTTCTGGCATCTGATAATTTTATAGATATGTTCTCCTTTTTGAAAGAATACCTCTACCATTACTCCCTGGTAATCTTTAGGTCTTACCTTTTCCCAGGTAGTTACTTCTGATACTCCTTTTAGGTTTTTACCATATATTGCCCATACCAATGCCGATAAGATAGTTGATTTACCTTTACCATTCGGTGCCTTGATAAGTATGGTACAACTTGGGTTTAAAGGTATATGTAGGTTTTCTATTGAACAGAATCCTACTACGTTCATTGTTGTAAATGTTAACATGATTCAGCTTTTTTAAGTATGTCAATCAGTAGTTCTTTCTTATCTTGTTCAGTTATACCTTTTTCCTTAAGATACTTCCTTGCTAGAGCTTTCTTAGAAAGTTGCTTAGTAATTTTATGGTTAGTATTTACTAAGTTACTAGTTTTCTTAGGTAAAACGGTATAATAATTGCCATCATCCCTAATATCTTCATCAGATTCTACATCTACGAATTTAGGAAATTGCTTAAGGTGTACAAATTGCATTGATAAGTCTGAATAAATCTTCCAATAACCCAATTTACAATCTCTATCTGTTCTCCTTTGATGATTAGGTGCTCCTATCATATAAACCTTCTTTGATAGTCTTTGAGGTTTATGTATATGACCACATAATACCAAGTCAAATCGATTCAAGATATTTACATTGAGATTTTCTACAGAATCAACTTCCCTACCATCGGTATCCTTTGCTCCGGGATAGTCAGTATGAAGAAGAAGTATGTTCCTTACATTCTTATCTAATTTTAGTTTCTTAAGATATTCACTTAAACCTACATTATTATCAATGTATGGAACCCCATAAATGTGGTAATCTCCATAAGAACACCATTTGATTCTAGTTAGATTAACACAGCTCATAAAATTCTTATGAAATACAAAAGGCCATCCCTTAGTTATCCTATCAATACGATTTACAGATTTCAAATCGTGATTCCCGTCTATATAAATCATTTTGAATTTTGGGTAGTTACTCTCTAACCTATCAAACTGTTCAGCAACGAATATTGCTAAATCTTGGTCAATTGATTCTGGCTTATGAAATAAATCTCCACAAAACAAAGCAGGACATTTGTACTTTTCACATTGACCTGCAATAACGTCAAGGACCTTGATACTATTCAAGGTCCTATTGTTGTTCTCATTGAATTTTGCCCATAGATTTATGTGCAAATCCGAGAATGCTATAAATACTACTTCCTTACTCATGAAGAAAATCAATAATAAGTTTCTTACGAATATCCAAATTAGCTTCTCTTATACAGAGAACTTTAGTTTCACCATACAGGGATTTGATTACTCCTTCTGTTGCACCATATTCCAAAAGTTGATTCTTAAATATATTCTTATAGATAGAAGATATTTCCTTAGTTGGTAAGAATCCCCACAAGTTCAATACGTTATCCATTATAGAAGATATTAAGAACTGGAAGTAATTATTCTCTATTCGTTTGCCATTATCTTCCATAACCCATTCCTTTACCATTGCAGTAGTAAAGTCTAATAGAATGAGGTGAGTACATTGCTGATTGAGTAACATCTTGCAAGTTTCGAAAAAGTGTTCCATTTCACATTTAGGAACATTCTTGGCTTGCTTGTAATAGAAATAGGCAGCTAAATCAAGATAGCTTCTATCTGTAACAAATCTATCCCTATCTCTGAACATTTTGTTTCTTAGGTTCATTACCTGAAAATCTTCGAGTAACAAATCCTTTGAATCCCTTTCTAACATCTCTTTATGAGACATATCCTTTGTTTTAGGTATTAAGTCTGATACACTACCAGATATAAAATCAAGTACTGGAGGGTATTCTGTTACATCAAACTTAATCATCCCGGGAACTTCTTTTGCTAAAGTGGTTTTCCCAACTCCACTTGCACCTGCAAACATTATTTTCATTCGGATAACTCTTTAAATGGTTTAATAAATTCTTTAGTTAGGAACGAAGCAAGAGAATACTCTATGCACAGTTTCCTAAATTTATCATAGTTGAAAGTCTTCTTTCTCTTGAGAGGTATCTTATCTAAAGGGACATTACCTACAAACCAGAATAAATCAATCAACTTACGATTCCTTTCCCAAGCTTCTTGGTACTCTTTATTAGGTTTAGCTTCCAAGTATTTGTAGATTGATTTATACTCATCTAATATCTTTCTTGCAGTTACTGGACCTATACCTTTAAAACCAGGGATATCATCGGAAGTATCACCTACCATTGCAAGGTATTCAACGGTCTCATGTGAATGATAACCAAATAACTCTTTACAATTACCCATTCGAATAACTTCATCCTTTCTTGGATTTAATATCCTAACGTTCTTGTTTAGAAGTTGATTAAAATCCTTATCTGATGATACCAAGATTACATTATCCGAACGATAAGTATTAATAATTAGGTATGCTAAGAAATCATCTCCCTCATATTGAGTTTTATTCCTTTTATCAAATATATAAGAAATTCTTAGCATACCTAATATCTTCATTATAATTGCCTTTTGTATTTGCAAGGATTCATAATCAACCGATATATTTTTTCTGTGTCCCTTATAGTTAGGCAATAACTTATCCCTTACTGGTGAATGACCGTTATCAAAGGTTATAACTACTTCGTTGGGTTCAAACCTGGTAAGATACATGTGAAGTGATTTGAAAAATCCAAATATTGCTCCACTTGGTTTACCGTCTGTGGATTTAAGTTTCTCGAACTTGTGAAAAGATTGATGGAGAATGTTCTCTCCATCAATCAATAATACTGTTTTCTTACTCATCGTCTTCCTCCTCGTCATCTGATTCGTTAAATGATTCATATTCTACTCCATCTACTGGATATAAATTAGTAGTCAATGCTACTATCTTCTTTCTAGTTGTACCGATAGTATTTATCTCAGCCTTCTTTAATAGTTTACGACGAAGTTCATCATCCTCTTCCAAAAGCTTTTGGAATTTCTCTTCACCTCTTGCAAGAGTTTTTCCTTTGAACTTATATACTCCACCTGAAGATTTTTCTATGATATCATTTTCTACCAATACATCCTCAAGAGCATAGCATCTATCAAAACCTACTTCATGGAACTTAGGATTGAAGTAAACCGGGCACTTACTGATTGTAGGTCTTGGAGGAGCAACTTTATTTTTAATAAGTCGGATTGTGACCAATTTACCAGCTTTCCGTTCTTTACCTTTCTGTTTAACAGTGATAGACTTGCCTGAGTAAAAGGCAGCTCTGATTGAAGCGTAGAACTTAAGTGCTGCACCTCCTGTAGTAGTTGTGTTATCTTTTCCAAATCCGACATTTAAAGCAGTTCTTAATTGGTTAATGTAAATCTGTGTAACTCCTAATCTATAGAATAATTCACTTCTGATACGGAAGTATTTGTAAAGAGCTTTTGCTCTACCTCCCATTTCAGCCTTACCCTCTACCATTTTAGAATCTATGTTATCTGCACAATCCATAGCAGCAATAGAATCTATCACTAAGAGAATCGGTTCATTATTAGTTAATTGAGAACGTAAGTAAATTGCTAAATCTGCTACTGCGTCAGAAATATACTCGATTCGAGTATCTGTTAATACCGTAACTTTTTCTGGGTCTACTCCATTAGCTTCTGCCCAAGAGTTCATCCAAGACTGTTCGGCATCTACCCATATAACATGCCCACCAAGTTGTTGACAAGTATATGCAAAGTTATATGCAATAAGGGATTTACCAGAGGATTCTTCTCCAGCTACTTCAAGTACTTTACCAAATGGTATACCACCACCAAATGTATAGTTGAGAGCAAAGAAAGTAGAGGGTAACCATAAGTTTGATTCTACTGTATCTGAAGCCAATCTCATGATACTACCATATTTCTTTAATATCTCATTTTTTGTTGGTACCTTTAAACCAACCTTAGTTTTCTTTGCCATATTAAATTCCTCTTGATTTTAAAATATTCATTGCCTGATTCAATACGTTTTTCTCTTCATCGGTAAACTTCATGAGACTACCCTTGTCGAATACAAGTTCTACTATGTGATATCCCATGAAGGGTACTTCAGACCTCTCTCCATTGGGTAATTCTACTTTGGCATACATCCATGATAATATCATTTCTGCCATAAGAGGGTCTACCAATTCCAATATTAAAACGGGATGTTCCCAAAATTGATTATTTCTGTATATTCCAGATTCTTTATATTTCTGTTTAACCCTTTCAGAAAAATCCCTCACCTTTGCATAATCAAAGTCTGGCCCAATATCATTAATTTCACAAAATCTTCTTATAATCTTTGACTTATCTTCATCTGATAAGTTTGCCCAATATTCTTTTGATACCATAATGTAATGTATTTAGACTAAAGAAGGTGATAACTGAACGAATCTAATTACCACCTTCGAATGAAACCATATGTTTAACTAACCTTTAAATATCTGATTTGTAACGTTTCTTCTTTTTCTTTTTGGGTTCATCATCCTCCATATAATGGTCTCTGTGAATCCCTTTCTTTTTTGCCTTTTTCTTTGGTTTGTCATCCTCGTCATCGTCTCCTCCATGGTCTTCATTCAAGAACTTAGCAAGAAGTTCTTCCAGTTCATCATATGATTTGATTTGAGAACGAACTATACCTTCCAGGTCTACATTACCTTGGTACTTCTTGTCCAATTTGGTTGGTTTACAAGCCCGAGCAGAATATGTAGTATCAAGCTTACCAGAACCCGAACGAATAATTTTGATATCGTATCCATTTCTTGGGTCTGTCATATCACCAGCTTCATCCTCATCGAGGTATAAGTCGATAATATCTTGATAAACAGAGCGTGGAACTAGAACTCCCTTATCTTTACCCTCGTAATCAAATTTAGTTCCCTTTTCGTCTGCATAGACCGGACCACCAATAACGTATCTTCTTCTTGGTACGAGAGTTTTTGCAAGTTCCTTGTCATCCTCATCCTTTGAGTTTTTCAATTCTTGATATTTTTCCATGAAGGGGCATGGTTCATCAAAAGTAGCCGGAGATATTACTCCTCCCAGATTACCTCCAAGATAGAACTGAACAATTTCTATACCCAATTCCTGGTCATCTCCCGGAGATTTGATTCTCATTCGTAAAGTACCTTCTTTAGGGAATACCAAACCATTGCCGTTTCCCTTAGATTCTAGCTGTTTCTTTCTAGCCAGCATCTTTTCTTTTGTAGAAAGTCCATCTGATGAAACTTTCTTCTTTTTCTTTTTGTCAAGTGCCATATTAATCGTTATTATTTGGTTCTGAGTAAATTATCTCATTCATACTCAACACCGTTAAAGTGTTCTTTTCCAAAAGTTGTTGTAAGCCTGGGGTAAGCTTGTCTGTTTCAAATTCCAGTTCCTTACCGGCATACAAACCATAGGTAACTATTCTACCTATTTGCACCAAATCCCGGTAAGTTCTATACTCTTCGGTAATCTCACCGAGTTTAACTATAACTCCCTTACGAGGAACTCCCTCTTTTACCTGTTCCGGGATAATAAGCCCACCCCTAGTTTGGTTTACTTCTTTTGGTGATAAGATAAGAACTCGGTTTTCAGTTGGACATCCTGGTAATTGATTATCAAACTGAGCTGCTACCATAGCAGAAATGAAAGATAGTGAATAATTCATATTCTTAATTCGTTTTTAAAAGTTAGTAATTACTTATAGTTATTATTGTTGCTTCCTCATGTTGGCATTAATAGTCCTCAAGATATTCTCTCTAGACTCATAAGCTCTACATATTGAAATATACTTGTTAGCCTTTTCTACTGCTTTTAAATACCGTTGATATATTGACTTATACTTGGGAGATATATTAGCCTTATGAGCAACGTAGTCATTATTGAACCTTTCATTAGATTCTTTAATAAATATCCAAGCAGCAGAATAAGCTTCATCCTTTTCTCTTGCTAGAGCATCCCTTTCTTTAATATACTTATCTCTTAATGAGCAAAGTATATAATAACTAGTGGGAGATTCCCTTAACTGAGAATTAATGATATTTTCATTAATGGATAATTCCTTAGCAATATCTATGGTTATGATATTACCTTCGAATTTAACCTTTAGTTTCTTCAGTTCTGTTTTCATGTACTTTCAATAAATTCTTAAAATCCTCTTTTGAATATTTACCTTCTTGAATTGCTTTAGATACCTGAGCAAATGCACAATGGTATGCAGTATCTAAACCAGGCAAGTGAAGAATAGATTCATACTTACCAATTATATCGATTAAAGCTTTGAATCTTAAATCACATAAATTATCTGTTCCTCCTCTATCTACTAAAGTCATAAACAGAGCCCAATAAATATGAGTAGCATCTTCATAAGCTAACCTTGCATCTTCGTCCTTCATTACACCAAATGCCAAATCCTCTAATAGTTTGAGATTTGATTGAAGTTGCTCTATCTGAGACCTAACTCGGTTGAATACCATTTTATCTCTACCGACTAATCTCAAATTACATAGGTCTAATTGACGATTGAGATTTTGAATAGAGAACTCTAAGCAGGCAGATATCATATAGGTTAAAGATGATAGCCTATTTGTATTCATTATTTGTTCTTCAGTTGCCATAGTTTATAATATTTTATTATTTATGTTGTCATAGTATCCTCTTTCTTCACTTCTGTATGTGATTTTGGATTTTCTTTATGATGAAGATACCTATTACAACCTGGGCACTTAACTAATTTACAATCAGCAAAAGTGGATGAATCTACTTCTGAGTAGTCATATTCAAATTCACAATCACAGTATGGGCATTTAGCTCGGTAAATCGTGGGTCCGTTCAAAATCTTTTTCATAAGCCTTCATTTGTTTATTAAATCTCTCTTTAAATTGCTTAATATGGATATGTTTATATTTCTTATGTTCAGCCATATATTCCTCTACTGAGAAATCGGGTTGTAACATCTTATTATAATCATACCCAGGGATAAAGGGTAATTCCTCTGCCATAGTTCTACCAATGGTAAAGTCCATGTCCATATCAACATCATCAACTTGAAATCCGAAATACCTTTTCGTACTTGGGTTACGTAGGATATTCCAGATTGTATATACAGTCCAGGTGTTAATATCTTGAGGTTTAGAATACATATATACAGCATCATGTACTGTACAAGCTTCTTTCATCATGGGTAATTTACCTTGTCTCATTAACCAATAAACAAGGATAGCTCCAAAATTTGTCATATTTGCTGCAGCACCTTGACAGGGGAAGTTAAGACCTAAACGAATTGCATAAGCAACTTCTTGCTTGTCATTTGAATATATTTGTGGGAGTCTTCGTTTAGTACCAAATAACTGTGTGTAATACCCATGCTTACGAAGGAATTTCTCTTGTTTCTCTTTAAACTTCCTAATCTTAGGATGTTGACCAAAGAATACTTCCATTTCCTTTGCTGCTTCTTCTGGTGTAACTATAATACCTGCTTTTGGGTCAGATAATTTAACTGCTAGCAATTTATTACCAATTCCATAAATAAGTCCAAATGCAATCTGTTTAGCTTGCTTTCTCCTTACCTTCCATAACTTATAATCGGGATGTGTTTCATCTTCATAAGCTTTACTTGCTTCTTCGATTGATACACCGTATTTTGCTGCTGCTATACCAAGATGAGGGTCTACTCCCTTGGCAAATGCTTCCAAATAAGTTTCGTCTCCAGATAGATGAGCCATCATTCTTAATTCTGCTTGAGAATAGTCGAATGCCATATATAAATAACCCGGAGGAGCAACTAATTGTTTCTTAATATTTGGGTCTACAGATGTCTTTGGTATTTGCTGCATATTTGGGTCAGCAGAACTGAATCGATTAGAATCTGTTCCATGTATATTATACCTACCATGTAATCGAGAATCATCTTGGACTTTTTCATGCCAACCTTCAATATAGGTAGTATACATTTTCTGTAAACCTCTTAATTCAAGTAGCTTATCAAGGAATATTGCTTTTGGAGATTCTGGGTCTTTTACTGTTAACCTTAATTCAACCAAAGTATCTTCATCTGTACTTGGCTTACCAGATTCATTATTTTTAATTACTGGGAATTTAAAACCAGAATCTGAATACATAAGTGCTGGTAAATCAACTGGACTACCAAGATTGATAGGTCTAATTAAATCCTGCTCCTTCTTGGTAGTAAATACTCCTGCACGAATATTAGATATCTTCTGTTCCCTTGAATCAATCTTACGTTTATCTTTTGGGTCATTATAATCTAATTCTTCAAGTTCAGCCTCAATAGATTCGATATATTTCTCAACCTTTTGCTGATTGAATTTCTTTACAAACTTCTTTACCCTTGGTAAATCATATATTGCTTGTCTAGCAGCATCAATCTTCGGTTTATATTCCTCAAGTAATTTCTGGTTGAAATCTCTATCAAGGTATAATCCCTCTTTCTCTACGGAGGTTAATACCCGGGAATTACACATAAATAAATTACGGAATACAGAATACATCTTTAAATCAATTAACTTCTTCTCAAAGAATATCATTAATCGTAATGTAAAGTCTGTATCTTGACAACCATATTTACATAATGGGTCTAATTCTTTTTTATCCCAGGGTATCTTATCGAATTTATCTTGCTTTTCGTAATCACCATATTCGGGTAGATACCTTCTAACCATATCCTTTAACCCGTGAGGTTTTTCTTCATTGAGAACATATTTTGCAAGCATACCATCTAAGCATGTACCTCTATAATAGATATGATACTTTTGATTAATCTGGTCATCAAATTTCCAGTTCCATGCAACTTTTACAATATCATAATTCTCAATAACCTCTTCCCCAAATTTCCTTAACATCTTCTTCCAGTTCCATCCGGGAGAAGTATATTCTTTAGTTTGGAAATGGTCTAAGGGAATAGAAGCACCAAATCCTGGCATCCAAGATACCGAGAGAATAGTTGGCTTGAAACTTTTGTTATAGATTGGTTCAGCATTAGTTTCGTAGTCACAGCAAGCATAACCAGTTGCTTTACAACAAGCAATGAGTTTCTTTAACTCTCTTTTGTTTCTTATTATGTGATATCTTGTTTCCATTATCTAACTCCTTTCAATACTTGATGAATAAAGTATCTAGAATAACCATATTTAAGGGATAATTTCTTTATACTGAGCCCCTCTTTATTATAATCATCAATTATAAGCTTTCTTTCTTTATCAGAAAAGGTATGTATATAATTAGAACCCTTAAAACCCAACTCATAATTATGTTTCAAATTTTCTGACCTTGAAACTACTCTTAAATTTGATACTCTGTTATCGGTTTTTATACCATTTATATGGTCAATATCACATCCTTTTGGTATATTACTAACCCAAGCTTCATATACTAACCTATGTATATAAAACCTTTTTCTAAAGAGTGTACATTGTAAATAACCATTAGATTTTAAAGATACATACTTTTTTCTCCAAATATTAGAAATCACAGTAGTAGTACCTTTCCTACCATTGCCTTTCCCTTTAACTCCTGCCCTTTTAAGGGAAGTGAAAAGGGTACCCCTTTTAGATATATAATATCCAGGGTACCCTTTTATATTTGAATACTTAGTAGTCATCTTTCAAATCCTCTAAATTACAAGATAAGAAATGCCAGTCTTTTTTGTATATATGTAATGAATCTATGGTATGATATAAATACCCAGGCTTTACTCCTACTTCTTGAGCTACGTATTCCATTAATCTCCAAGCTAAATAGATATCATTACCGAAATGTTGGGCAAAATCCGAACTTCTTTGATGATAGCAAATATGTAATACCTTCTCTCCTTTACCGTTTTGACGGATAAGGAAATCGTAATACATAGAGCAAGGAATACGTCGACTTCCATCAAGGAAACATAAATCTGAACCATGAAATATTGGGAGTACTGCTTTACGAGTATCATTATCCCTTTTAAGAAGATTAATTACTTCTTCTAAAGCTAACTTACCAGTATCACTTAAATCATTCCAAATCCTTTCTGGATAAGTATAATCAAACTTTTTACCATTTGGACCCTCAACTAAGAATTGTTCCCATAAGTCTTTCCTTAACTCCCAAGCTGTACCGGGATTTAAACCATACCAACAAAGCCTTTCTCCTAACTCTGCATCTGCCCATTCTCTTGAATGTGAAAATACAAATAACCATACTGGGTCTCCGAGTGAAGTCAAGCAATATTGTTGGCAAATGAGTTCCTTTGTTTCAAATTCCTCTTTACCTTCAATGACTTTATTCTGATAGGTCTTTGGTTTTACAGTTTGACCATAACTGTTGAGTTCTCTGCCAAGTTCTGACATTAACTCAAAAGAATTACTGTAGATTCTCATTCTTCTGTTTCTTTAAAAGTTTCTTCTTATATGCTTTACGTTGAGAATAGGATATCACATTTTCTGGATATTCTATATCTTCATATTCTAATAGCAAGTCCTTTGCTAACAAAGCTTGGTATTCGTATAAGTCCGGACGAAGTACTTTAAAACTCCTGAAGAATACCTTAAATGAAGACCATTCTTTCTCTATACCCTTTTGGATTTTCTTATAAACCTCTTTAACTCTTTTAGTCCAAGGATTATCTATACCCTTGATTACTTTCTTTAAAGGTTTATAAGCTGAGTACATTAAGAGTGTCTCTACATTCCCATACATTTGAGTCGCAAATAGGTTGATTTGTACTGACTGGTCCGGCCCATACACATATTCGGCCATCCGTTGAATTAATAGGAAGTCGAATATTAACCTCTTTGTAATCTCTGATGCTCTGATTACCATTGTAATAACTGGGATGTCCTCTTGAAATCTCTTCGAAAAAGTTGCAGCAATTAAACATTGTTTACCGTTATCATGATGATTATTAAACATATATGTAACATTGTAATTCTGATTATACTTGTTCTTCAGGATTCTTAATTTGCTACGTAAGAGGTCTAACTTATTAAAATCAATATAATTATTCAATAAGCTCGTCCACTTAGTTTCTTTGTAATTAAAACACCTACCATAATCAAAATCTGGGTCTACCCATGCTTTACGTATTTTTATAAACACATTGTATGCTACTGCAACTCCACTGTTTGCAGTAGCACCCTTATCAAAAAGAACTGGGTCTAACCTTAGGAAAGCCTCGTTCAATTTCTCCCATGCCTCTTGTGAAGTTGCAAACTCCAAAGAGTGGAGGGTCTCCTCCGTATTCGATTGAAGACCCTCTAATTTTCTGTTCCAACCCGACATTAGTAATTTGATTTTTGACGCCATATATTAAGGCGTTGTTTCTTAAAGAATAACATAAATAATTCATAGGGAGTAAACCCTTGAATACCCAGGAATCCCATATATAAGTAGAAAGCTTTTACCAAAGAATATTGAAAATCTAATTCCTTAGTCATTACCTGAGTTTGTTTCCATGGCCTACACTTTAGAAGATTTCTTGCAATGTTCAGTTCGTAAACTACATTGAACAATAATATCTTTTCTTCTTCATGTGATGCTTCACTTAAAGTATTGAATCCTGGAGTGTAGTCTTTTACGGATTCATGGTCTTCATCAATCATGTTAAACCGATTAACTAAACCAATAGTACCTTCGGTAACCATTGCTATTCCCAGAGTCATTACATCCTTCAAGTTGTTTACTTTGAAGTCTGAGTAATCCATTACATGATTAGTTCCCCATGATAGAATATCTTCTGGAGCAATGTTAGCAAAGAGAAATAAAGTGAAGTAGAATCCCAAGGCATCTACCTGTTCCTCATTGGCATTTTGCAAATGGTTGAGTACCTGGGTATATTCATCTTCTGTAAGTTGGTCAATATTCCATCCCCACTTATGACATATCTTAACCACTTCTGAAGTAGATTCATAACCCTCCATCAATTCCTCTATTACTCTACCAATAAAGTCTTTAAGGATTACTTGATTATATGGGTTATTCACGTCCAATGGGGCTTCTGGCAATTTTTCTATTTGCCTGTAGCCTTCAAATTGTTGTATTCCAAGAGAATACATATTCTGTAACTCAGTACCTTCTCTAGTAGGTGGTACCTCTTCTTTAATATTCCTGATGTCCAAGGTATACTCCTTTCTTATTAATTTCCTGATGAGCCAAATCCTTTACCTTGCCGAGTTCCCCACATTTGAGATTCAGAATAAAAATCTCCTTCTTGAATTTCTTCTGGTTCAGTAAGATAAACTGGTACATGAATAAATTGGGTTGCTTTCTCTCCTGATTTAAGAGTCTGTATAGTTCTACTTAAGTTGATGATACCAATATGAATCTCACCAACATAAGGAGAATCTACAATCTCTGCCGTATAGAGTAAACCTTTCTTTGAAGCAAGTCCAGATTTGTTAGCAGCCATTAACATAGACTCTCTTGGTTCCATAAGAAGTTTGATACCAGAGGGGATAAGTATCTTACCTCCAGGGTAAATCTCAATTGTAGTTACATGATTAGTAACTGTATCTACTCCCAATACAAAGTCCGGAGTGAAATGATTTGGAGTTCTATTTGCCTCCATTTGAATAAGATGTTGAGGGTCTAAATCTTCTGGGATATAGAAATCCAAACCTGCATCACCATCATTACTCCGAGAAGGAGTCTTTACGTCTCTTACTTTAATAAATCTTAGCTTGTTCATAATATATTACATTGTTTTAAAAGTTGTCCAAATGTTAATCCTCGTTGAGGGTATATACCCAATGAATGACAGAATCTGGTAAGGTCTGATTCACCCTCCATAAACAAATCAGCAAGAACATCCTCTTGCCTTACATAATAATTTGGGTTGTTAAGATATATCTTGAACATGGCCCATATCATATCAATTTTTTTCATTGCACTCTCGATAAAGTTCTCTAATACGTTTTCTTGGTACTTCGAATTTCTCAACTGTCTTTGAGATAATCTCTTTTTTATCTTTCCCTTTCCGAATCAAACCTCGGATGTATTTCTTAATACCAACTGTATCTTCCAATATATCCAAATCTTTGTATTGATTCTTCTGTTCTAATTCTTTCCTGGTAATGTTCAAATTCTGTGACATCTTGAATGCACATAATTCGGAATCTCCGCATAGTTTACACTCTTTAGTGGATAAATCATACCCAATACCAAAGCAAACATCACCGTTAGTTCCTAATTTTGTTAGGTCTATCGGTGTAAGTATATCCTGCTTGGTTAAATCAGGAAGTTGTTGTTTTTTCTTTGCCATAATTAATCATCTATTCTTTTTTCTGTTAGTCTTATAACTGAATCTCCAATCTTCAATTCCGACTCATAAAGTGGTAAGTAGGAATGTCCAATTGCATTTATAAATAGTTTCCTGATATCACCCAAGTGTTGTGAGTAACGCGAATCAGTATAAGTTAGTACTCTAACCTGTAGTCCTGAACAGAAAGATAAATCAAAATATACCTTATACTCATTGGGTATTACCTGAGTAGATTGTATATCCGATACCCATACTAATGAACTACAATTAAAGACATGGAGAGGAGTAAGTTCCTCTCCGATTATCTTATCAACCAGCTTCTTATATAATTTAATAATCATAACTTTTAATTGTTACATTTTGATGTTTACAATGTGGACAGGTCCAATCCTTAGTATGCCAAGGACCTCTTAAATCTTTTAATTCGTCCTTTCTGAATTTCCTTTTACATTGATGACATTGATATTTATATTCATCATAATCATACTGAGATGAATAGAGATAGAATATTCCGATAATCACTCCCAGTACTACTGGTATTAGTAATGTTAATCCCATTGTTTTAAGTATTAATGTTTAATGCCCTATGTCCCTCTATTAGATTAATTACTTCCTCCTACCGGAAAAAGTAATTATCCATAGTACTTATAAGTCTACTTAAGTAAGGTATTCTTATAAAGAATGAATAGGGTGATTCTTCCATAGCTTCTCTAACAGAATAACTTTCAATTCTTGTTTTTGATAATATTGTTTCCTATGTCTGCCATGTCGGCTAAGGTAATTCCCAGGATAATGAAGGTCATCAAGGTATACCTTATTTTTAGATTCATCAGTTCTTACCAAACGACCAAGGAATTGAATAGATTTTTCCTGACTATTCATACTGGCTGCATTAAGTAAGTATCTAAGCTTAGGAAAGTTTTTACCTCGAGCAATGATTGTAGTTGATACCAGGATATCTATCTTGCCTTCTCTAAAATCCTTCATTATTTGTTGTCTTAACTTAGAAGGAGTATTAACATGCACATAGGAAAGATTATAGGCATCGCCCAGTTTCTTTTTAAAAAACTTATATAGATTTTCACAATGTGCAATATGCTTGCATACTACAAGTGCAGGATATCTACCTTGGTTAATATTCCATTTTAACCGAGCATAGGCCATTCTCTTGGCATACCTATTCAAGGTAATAGAATCATCATAGATGTCTTTATAAGTTACAAACTCGGATTCCCAATTACCATACCAAGGTCTACTTGGTACCATCTTTACAATTGTTTTAGTTGAGTAACCTTTCTTGATAGAATCCTTAAGTTTAAACTCGGCAATCACTTTACCAAAGAAACATTCAAGGTTCATATTCTTAACTTTATCCTTAGCAAGCTTACTCATATAAATGGTACCAGATAATCCTATACGAATTCTGGTATTAAATAAACGAGTAAGTACATTCTGATATTGTTTACTTCCACCTTGGTCTGCCTCATCTACCAAAACCATATCTATCTTGGATAATTCCTGTTGATAGAATCTCATGTTCCGAGAAATAGATTGAACCATACCAATTGTAAAGTTACTCCAATTTAAAACCTTACCTTGAACAAAGGTTATATCTTCTCCCGGGAGATATTGCTTAAACTCTTCTCTAGCTTGATTCAACCAATCGGAGTCATTAGTTATTAGCAAAGTCTTTAACTGTCTCTTATAAGATAAATATAAAGATGACATGATAAGAGTTTTACCTGCATTAACCGTGTAATCTAAAACTCCAATCTGAAAAAGAGAGTTACCTACTTGGTTAGATATAATTGCCTTTACAGCTTTCTCTTGTTCTGGTCTTAATTTATACTTACCTATTTTCGTAACTACCTTTTTGACTTTGGGTAAAGGTTTCCGCATATCTACAACTTTAGGTTTAATTCCATACTCAATACACTTTTCATATACTGCCGGAAGAAAACCTATCTTAAACTCACCATGCTTGTTTATATAATGTATTTTGCCATCCCAGTTCTGCATACCTCTTTGCCTTGTACGTAAATAGAAAGCATTAGGATGTCTAACCGAAAATTCCTGGTAGAGTTTCTGTGCGAACTTAAGAGGTAAATCAAGTTCGCACATATTTCCGTTTTGTATTATTATCCTACTCATTTGATAATTACCGTTACACCTTTAGTAGCTTTATCCATTCCCATTGCTTCCTTGAGAAGTTTAATGTGATGTTCCTCATCAGCAACCAACTTATTCAATAAGTACATCACGTCATCATAATCTGCCCGGTCATTGTATAAAGCTACGTTATTCATAATCTTCTTGTAATGACCGATAGTTTCTATCTCCGAATCTAATGCAATCTTCAAAGCACTCTCAGGAGAAAAACCTACCTCTACCTTTGGATAAATATCCATAACTGAATTCTCTTCGTATGGGTCTGCCTTCTGTAAGAAATCAGATAATTTATCGTAGTGTCTCATCTCTACCAAACCAATACCCAACATAAGTTCTGCAATAGGTTCAAATCTTGAAGACTGTTGAGTATACATTAAGATAGCACTAATCTCAGAGAAAGGTTTATCCTTCAGAGCATCCTTGAACATGTTAACAATATCATCTGGCCAAGGTTCGATATCATTGAAGTCAGGATAATCTACTGACTGGTCTGAATACTTGAGGACATCAATAAAAGCATTAGCTGCATCCTCTACTCTGTTACCTAAAAATTTTAAAGCTTTCATAACGTTACGTTTTTAATTATTAATCTTTTCCCAGAGAGAACCTTCAACTTCAGGTTCCTCTTCCAGGGATTTTTTGTTCTTATACTTATATAAATACTTATTGTATCTTTCGATTGCTTTATCCGTATACATCTGTGCAATATCTGGTAATCCATTACACCATGCAAGAGATTCAAACTGAGCATCAATGAATGTCTTATAATCCCAACCTTCTTCTTTTAAGAATTCTCCTACCTTTGCAAAGTGTACATATTTCTCTGGTTTATTTTCATATGATTCATATATACCAGTTGCTTTAGCAATCTTACTTACAAAGTAATCATGTACCTTAGCAGTGAGTTCTAAATCTGCTGACTGTAATTTAATCTCAGCTTCTGTCTGATTAGTAATGTTATCCTGCATAGATATCAACCTTTGCATAACATTACGATAATCAGTCATCCTCTTTAAACCAGTCTCAATGTATTTAATAAATCCTTCCCGAGTATCAAATTTAAAATCCTCACAAAAGGTATTACATATCTCAGCAAGCTTTTTACATAAAGCCCATTCCCTTGTATTACTTTCGTTTATTTTACGAACTCCTCTATGCTTAAGCTTTATACGAGTAGCATATAATATATCGGCAACAAGGGAAGCATTACCCTTAGATGCTAGTAATATATTAGTTACTTTCTTAGTTGTCCCTTTATTAGAAACAACCACTGCTCTAGTATTTATTGCCTCTTTTCGTGCAATAACAAAAAAAG